TCTATTCTTCTGTCCCGGCCGACCGCCCTATATGGGGTATATATTTTTTTTACTGTCCAGAATAAAATAATAATATAATATACCCCAGAAAAAGGTACAAGATTTCAGCCACTTAGAAAAATGCCTGAATTTCCCGTACTGGACAGAGTGGACAGAGGCCGAAAAACTGCCTTGTAACGTACTGGAATCACGCCACTTTTTTTCGGCCAAGTGGACAGACTTCTGTCCACTCTGTCCACCTGCCTCTGTCCACCCTCTGTCCAGCCTCTGTCCAGCCTGAAAATAAATACAGTATTTATTTTTGACGCGAGAAAATACCGTATTTATTTTCGGGTTGGAAAAATACACACATTTTTGGCGCGGGAAAATACACGAATTAATTCCGCGCCAAGAAAAATACACGAATTAATCTTGTGGACAGTTCCGGTACAGAGATGTACCGGAACTGTCCACTTACATCCTCCTGTTGTTGGCACGCCCGTGGACACGGTTTTAATCCCGTGAATTTTTATGCGCGAAAATCCTGTGAATTTATGGCACGCCTGTGGACACGGATTTAATCCCGTGAATTTTTAGGCGCGAAAATAAACCTATTTATTGAGCCATTAATTCACAGAAATTAATAGCTCAATAAATAGGGGCTAGGGGTTTTGTCCCCTAGCCCTTACTCACTTAAGCGGCGGTTTTCTTAGCGGCCGTCTTCTTCATGGACTCTTCCGCCTTGGTGAACTCACCAAGGCGCTCGTTTACCGCCTTGGCAACAGCGGTTGCGGTATCCTTGTCAGCGGCCTTTATGGCCGCAAGGATTTCATCAAGGGACACTTCCCGTTTTGCGGGGAGCTTTTTCGTGTACTGGATGTTGAGATTTTTTTTGGCCTGTTCCCACCTGGGAGTGAGAACCTTGCGGTCAATATACTTGACCGCAAGAATATCGTCCGTCTTCACGTTGGGGATAAGGTATTTGACCTTATCGCCCTTTACTTCTTTGCCATCATAGCCGAACAAAATGAAAATCAGCTTTTTCCGGAGTTCGATTGCAGACTTTGTACGGGCCGATTTCATCAGCCGAACGACGTCTGCAATGATTTCCGGCTTGCACTCATTGACCAAAATGTTCAGGGACTTGTTGCCGAAATTTTTGAAGATTCTCTCGGCATTCCCGGTGATTTTCTGCATTTCCCATGCCATTGTGGCAATGTCCCCATTGCAGAAGCTGGCACGGAACTTGGTAAAATCGGCATTTTTAATAGTCATTTTTAGTCTCCATTTTTTGGTTTTGTTTTTGTTTTGGTGCAGGAAGTCCGCTATACTACTTTCTTCGCAGTCGGCCTATCGCACTGTACGCATGTGTACAGGGACACGGGCACCCCTAGGGACTGGACGGCACATACCCCTTGCGGGCATGCTAGCCTATCCATGTATTAGGGCGCACTACTCCTATGTATGCCGCTAGCCTATACGGCGCGGCGAAGCTCGTGTGTATGCACTAGGTACTGTGCCAGTACCGACTAGGGTACACCCTACCCATACGGGCACGGGCAACCGTAGTTCCTTCTATCCCTATGATATGCGGCGATTACACGCATGACTCGGCTTATCGCACTTCACTGCCTATCCCAGGCACGGGCGATTACCGTATGATAGTGAGCTTATGCACTGGAGGAGACTACCCCTCTATCTGTACTGACACTATAGCGCTTTTCGCTCTATACTGTCAACTACTTTTTTCCTCTCTTAACTACCCTCCTTCTAAAGGTGACTATGTAGAGGGCCTTTCCCTCTCGCTCGATAGATACCTTATACGCCTATCCTGCGGGGTAGTCAATTACTTTTTCGCATCTTTTTTACTTTTTTCTTCGCCTAGCACGCTGCCTGGCATCCATAGGTGACGTAATAACAATAACTATTATTGATATGAATCGGAATGAATATAGTTTTCATTATTATTAGTTATTAGGAATGAATATAATTTTCGTTATTATTAGCTATCAGGAATGAATATAGTTTTCACTACTATTAATAATGAGAATGAAAATAGTTATCATTACTAGTATTAATAAGAATGGAAACAGTTATCATTATTGTTAATATCAGGAATGAATATAGTTATCATTACTATCAATATCAGTAATGAAAACAATTACCATTACTAATAACAGCAGGAATGGTAACGACTACCATTATTATTAATATCGCTAATGATAATAACTACTATTAGGGGGTGAGTCCCCCCCCTAGGGGGCTGCCCCCGCTAGCGGGGGCAGGGGGTTTTGGACGGGCCGTTCCTCTCCCCCCCAAGAGTAGACCTTATATATGCGCGGACACATCTCGACCCCCCGCCCATATTGGACAGGCCCCCCATATTTACCCAGAAAAGTCTTGACTAATTTTTTATTATGCTGCACAGTTTCAACAACATTTCCAAATGGAGGAGTACAGGATGCAGAAACGTATCGCCATATCCAAACTTACTGATGACCCTGACCTGTTCAGGCGTATTTTCGACCTCTGCCTTGAGGGTCATGTGGTTCTTATACGCGGCTTTGGAACGTTCCGTCTGAGGCGCAGAGCGTCCCGTATGGGCCGCAATCCCCGTACCGGACAGCTGTACCGGATTCCGGAGCGTGAGGTTCTTGTGTTCAAAGCCTCTCCGAGTATCCGTCTTGAATACGAGAAATAATACTCCGGGGGTTCATTATGAAATCGAGAAGTAGTTACTACAGATATTATTACGATGAAGAGTGGGAAGGACAGGAAGGCAGGAAACGGTTCCGCCACAACGGCAGTTCCGTTTACAGCCGCAAATGCCATGACTGCGGAAAGCCGACCAACGACTACCGGTGTCCGAAATGCTGGGCCCGTATCCGCGGTGATTCTGTGAGTTCCTATTCTGATATGGATACGGAACCTTACACAGTCTCTCTTTTTAGCCATTAGGAACTTTATAATGACCAGAGCCGAATGCCTTCATACAGCAGAGGAAATTGTTACGAAAGACCGCAACAGCCAGTACGGGGAACCAGAGGATTGTTTCGCCCTGATTGCGAAACTCTGGACAGCCTATACCGCGGTGAATCTGAGCTCTGCCGATGTTGCCGCTATGATGATTATGCTGAAAGTGGCAAGGGTCAGGAACGGTAAGGCGAAAGAGGACTCATGGGTTGATATGGCGGGATACGCCGCCTGCGGAGCGGAGTGCTCTATGTGGGATACAGGTAAGGAGGGTTAGGATGGATAGCAGTATAGTAATTAATCTCAATAGCGAAGAGCAGGAGCAACTGACCGTTGACGGGAAAGTTCTTTTCGCTCTCATAAGCCGCATTGCCAAGGCACAGGAAAAGCACCCCGTTTTCGCGGACGGAATGTATCAGGGAGTCGGTGTTCTTGGTGAGGAGTACGGGGAACTGTGTCAGGCGCTCAATAAAGGCGAGGGGGAAGAGCGTGTCATGGATGAGGCGTTTGACCTCTTATGCGTGGCATGGCGATTCTGCCGCATGGACTGGAAGAAGAAAGGGGAATGATTGACTTTTTTCCTTGCCTTATAGCTATTCTCTTATTTATTATGATTGCCTTCAGTGACGGGTACTAGTCGTGCACTCCTGTCCGTACTGCGGGTGCCCCGGGGTTTATCTGGCGGATACTGACGGGGGCGGGCGGACTGTCGCCTGCCCCGCCTGTGGTATGTCAGGCCCTGAGAGTGTTGATGGTGATGATACAGAGGCCGAGCGCGGCTGGGAGACGCTGTGCCGGAAGATGTGCCGTCACTGCAACGTTCATCTTCTTTCTATTATCCGGAAGAAAGGACTGTAGCTATGGAAACATTTAAGAGCATACTTATACGTAAGATAGCACAACTGCCGTCTGATGATTTCGTTATGGCATGCGTTGTCACTATTATATTTTTACTCACAGTGGTTTTAGCGCTATTACTCTCAGTGCTGGCATGGCTGGCAAAATAATACTCTGGCTGACAATGGCCCTGATTTGCGGTCTGTGGTATATCTGTATTCTGGAGATTATATGAATTTCAAATTTCAGGTTATTAAACGGGATGGCAGGCTTGATGATTTCAGGCCCGAGAAGATAATTGGCGCTGTTTACTCTGCCGAGCGGGCGATGAACCGCGTGGATGACCACTCTGCGGAGTACGCTACTGAGGTCTGCAATAGGGTTGGAAGGTACGCGGAAGGACAGGAAACGCTGTCTGTTGAGGACATTCAGACCTGTATACTGGACTATCTGAAGGAACGTGACCCTGAGCTTAGGGTTGTGTATGAGAAGTACAGGAATGAGAGGTCAGTAGTACGGGAACGCAAGGAAAAGATATACAGGCACTTCGGACGCATTCTCTCCTCTGACCCGTCTTGTATGGATATTATGAGAGAGAACGCCAATGTCAGGGGCGGAACGCCTATGGGCCGCATGCTCCGTATCGGCTCCGAGGCATCCAAATATTACTACCTCAGTAATCCGGATATTATCCCCCACGAGACGGCGGAACTTCACAGGAAAGGGATTATCCACATTCATGACCTTGATTTTTATGGGACGTCCATTAACTGTCTCCAGATTCCTCTTTCTGATATTCTGAAGAGGGGCTTCAGTACGGGGCACGGCTCGGTGCGTCAGCCCAAAGGGATTCGTACAGCGGCGGCGCTGGCGTGTATTGTGCTTCAATCCAACCAGAATGATATGTTCGGCGGGCAGAGTATACCGGACTTTGAGTACGCGCTGGCGCCTTATGTGAAGATGACGTTTGACAGGTATTACGCAGAGTACAGCAATGATTTCAATAAAGCGGTTGAAATGACATGGCGCGAGACCTATCAGGCCATGGAGGCGCTGATTCATAACCTCAATACCATGGCCTCACGCGCCGGGGCGCAGGTTCCGTTCTCTTCTATCAACTATGGTACAGGTACGACTTTTGAGCAGAGGATGGTTATCTCGTGCATCCTGCATGCTACAGACGCGGGACTTGGCCATGGTGAGACGCCTATCTTCCCTGTACAGGTCTTCAAGGTTAAGGCGGGGGTTAACTATAATTACGGAGACCCTAACCGTGACCTGTTCGAGCTGTCCGTTAAAGTATCGGCTAAACGGCTGTTCCCGAACTGGGAATTTCTGGACGCTCCTTTCAATCTTCAGTATTACCGTCCGGGTCATATTGAGACGGAGGTGGCCACCATGGGGTGCCGCACCCGTGTTATGGCCGACAGGTTTGGTAAGGACATAACTCCCGGACGGGGAAACCTGTCGTTTACGAGCATCAATCTGCCCCGTATAGCGCTCATGACCAGAGGCAAAGGAACGGACTGTTTCTTCCCCGAGCTTAATTATATTACTGACAAAGTAATTGAACAGCTTGTGTCGCGGTACAAGATTCAGGCGTCACTCAGGGTGAGGAACCTTCCTTTCCTTATGGGTCAGGGGTTGTATGAAGACAGCCGTGACCTTGGCCCTGACGATACCGTGGAGAAGGCCGTAAGGCATGGTACGCTGGGTATTGGCTTCGTTGGCCTTGCTGAGGCGCTTGTCGCTCTCACGGGGCATCATCATGGAGAGACTGATGAAGCGGAACAGCTCGGGCTTGATATTGTCAGACACCTGCGTCTGAGGGCCGATTTGGCGTGTGAGAAGTACAACCTGAACTTCTCTCTGATTGGCTCTCCCGCGGAGAGCACAGCCGGAGCGTTCCTCAGAGCGGACAGGAATGAGTACGGGGTAATCCCCGGTGTGACGGATAAGGAATACTACACGAACAGCCACCATATTCCTGTGAATTTCCACATCTCAGCGTACAGGAAGATTAAGCTCGAGGCTCCTTTCCATAAGCTTGAGAACGGTGGGCATATCACTTACGTTGAGCTTGACGGCGACACGGCGAAAAACCCCGATGCCGTTATGAGTGTAGTAAAGTGTATGCACGATTCGGGGATTGGTTACGGAGCTGTTAATCATCCTGTAGACCGTGACCCTGTATGCGGGTATACAGGAGTGATTGGTGACACCTGCCCCTTGTGCGGGCGTCATGACGGCGAGGCTGTAAGTGAAGAGAAACTTCGCCAGATTAAGAAGAACGCTCTTTAGGAGGATATTATGGAAGAGACCAGAGATTCAGGCATGATTGGCGATGGCATTCATTTCGAGCGCATCAGGCGTGTGACGGGTTATCTGACCGGAGACCTCAGCGCATGGAACGATGCCAAGCGTGCTGAGGAGAGAGATAGGGTCAGGCATGGTGTCGGGGAGGAGCAGAGTGGTGGTCGAGATAGATAAGATAGCCCGTCACCTTGCTGGCAGGGGGGAGCTCTGTGGGTATTCCCTGCGGGGCTACATCCCCTGCTACATGGATGATGGCAGTTACAAGCCTGTTATTTACTATGGTACGACAAGTATTGCTGACGTCATTCCTATAGACCCGGAGAAGGGTATACAGATAGGAGCGGGGTTTGACCTTGGTGCGTACAGGAGAATCGAGCTTAAGAGGCTTGGTGTTCCCGAGGAGCTTCTTAAGAAGCTGTCACGGTATACGGCGCATGTGGGCGGGGATGCTATGTGCTGGCTCAGGAACAGGCCTTTCTCTGTTACTCCTGAGCAGGCGTTTCTGCTGACCCGTATCATGGTTGAGGAGTACTGTTGTACTACGCTTATTCCCCAATGGAATGACGCGCAGGAGTATAAGCCATTCTCCCGTATGAGCTGGCAGGAACAGGCGGTTATATTTGATGTCGCCCATGAAGCTGGCATTGACAGCGTTATCTGCAATATAGGACGTTACTGCGACCTGCTGCGCAGTAAAAACTACACCGCTATTTTCAGCGGACTGGAGAGTTACAGGCATGCGATTACCGGTGGATATGCAGCGGCCCCTGATGATGACTAAGCATGTGGCGCAGAACTCTGACTGCCGCAGACGGCGTGTTGGGTGCGTTATTATCCGGTGGGACGGACTGGTTGTTTCCTGCGGGTACAACCACAATCCTTACCCCGGAAAGAAATGCGAGTCCTGCCCACGGGAGAAGTATGCTTCCGGTGACAGGCTTGACCTGTGTCATGCCGTTCACGCGGAAGCCGATGCCATAGCTCATGCCGCAGCGCTGGGGGCGAAAGTGACAGGGTGTACTGCGTTCGTATCGGTGTTCCCGTGTCCGTCCTGTACTGGACTGCTCATTGAGTCCGGTATCTCGCGGGTGATTATCATTGATGGTTATGCCGGGGCAAAAGATTCTGAGGAGCTGTTTCGTGACGCAGGGTATACTATAAAGCCTCAGGCTGATTATACAGCATACAGTTTTGATATTGTAAAAGAATAAGCGAAACCCCCGCAGGATGAGACAAATCCTGCGGGGGTTTCCAGTCTCAGCTGTGTGGAGGTGTAAGACTGTACTGTGGTTGGATGACCTGACTATAGGTAAATAACCGGGGGCTGTCAACCTGAATTGCAGACCGTTTTCTATTATGTTATATAGCGTTCATACGGGGGGATTATGTTTATTCCGGACAGAGATGATGTAGTCAGAGTTATGAGGAAGAAGGGTTACGCCTTCTTTGATAAAGGAACAAATAACCTTAATATCATCGGTATACGCAATAATCAGCAGATTACGAATGCCTTTGATGATACTATGTGTTGTATATACAGGAGTATATACGGATGGGTTACACGGTACTGGCGCATAACGACAGACCCGGGTTTCTACTATGCGGAGCATCCCTGTAATGATAATGGAACCGCTATTCTTGTACCCGGTCAGTACAGGGGGGCGTTTATAATAGGAAAGCACAAAGGCCAGTATACGGCCCTTGTGCAATATAAACCTGTTACGGTTTACCGTGACAGGAATAAAGACCACACGATTGATACCGGGAGAACCGAGACGGGCATGTTCGGTATCAATATTCATAAGGCCGGCAGGAAATCCATACAGGTAGACCGCTGGAGCGCCGGGTGTCAGGTGTTTGCCGTTGAGAAGGACTTCAACGACTTTATGAAATTGTGTGATACTTCTTCTATTTATTATGGGCCTGTGTTTACATACACTTTATTGGAGCGGAAGGATTTTGATTAATGTTTGATGCTTTTCTCGCTTATCTCAATGCTAACAGTTCTGATAAATATGTCAGTCTGCTGTTTGCTGTGATTGGTGTTTTCTCCGCTATTGCCACTGTTATCCCGGCGCCCAAAGAGGACTCGTCCAAGGTTTATAAGGCGCTCTACAGTGTGCTCAGCTGGGTAGCCTGTAACTTTGGTCAGGCCCGCAATGCAGGAAGAAAGTAACGAGAGTCGTGTGTTGGAGCAGCTGGGCGAACTGAAAGCCGCCCTGAGCTTTCTGCGTCAGATGCGGGATGATGACGTGCGGAGCAGGGAGGCTTTAGCTGACGCTCTTGGGAGAATGCAGGAGCAGATAGTTGTGTTCACACACAAGCTGGATGATGTCCTGTCCCAGAGTGTCCGCAGTTACAGCTCATTGGAGTCAAGGATTTCCGATATAGAGCTGTGGCGTACTGAAGTAGTAACATCTCTTCGTGTCGGACGCTGGGTTATGGGGATTATCTGTACGGTTGTTGGGGCGGTTCTTACGCTTACAGCGCAATATTTTATGCGTTAGGAGAGTTCATGAGTTATTTCAATCCTGTTTTTCTCTATGATGAGAAAACGCACAAGCCCGCGCAGGAAGGCGACCAGCTTACTCCTGCGTCTGTGCCTGTTACCAAATCGAAAGGGAACGTTCTCAAAGTCAGCGATGACGGACTTGGTGTTGCTGTCAACGACATCAGGTCTGATGCTGATGGTAATGCCATTCAGCTCAACTCTGATGGGAAGCTGTTTGTAGAGACTCCTGTCATCCCTGAAGTTTCCAAAGACAGGTTCAATTACCTCCGGTATGGGAATGACGGTAATTTTTATGTTGGTTCTACGGATGTTCTGTCTAACTCCAGCATAAACATTCTCCATGCTGACGCTAACGGCAAGGTTATTCTTACCGCCGCTGACCTTGTGGATGGCAATATCCTTTCCCGTTTTATTTCTTCGGAGAAGGATAATATTCTGCATGTTGGTTCTGATGGGAGGCTGGCTGTTACCCGTGTTGGTGTTTCCATGGAGACAGGCAACTATCTGACATACGGAGCTGACAAGGGCTTCTATGTCGGCAGCAGGAATATTCTTTCCGATAATGATGCCAACATTCTGCGTGCAAGCGAAGGTAAGGTTACGCTTACTGCCGGGGATATTGCCGACAGCGGCGTTGCTCCTCTGCTCGTCTCGTCTGATGAGGGCAACGGTCTGGATGTTGGTTCGGATGGTAAGCTGGCTGTAACGCTCCCGAAGGAAGCCACGGTTTCAGCGGACAAGGGGAACTACACGCGCAAAGGTTCCGATGGGGGCTTTTACACTGGCGGCAATGATGTTCTCTCCAATGCGGCTACGAATATCCTCCATATTTCCCCTGTTGACGACAAGGTAATCCTGACGAAGGAAGACCTTCTGCATCTCGGTCTGGCCGCGGAGCTTCTCTCCAAGGATGCCAACAATGCCATTGTTCTTGGTTCTGACAGTGGGCTGTATACCAGCGGCAGTAACCTCACGGATGATTCCAGAGACAACCTTCTTGATGTTACCGATAAGGGGAAGATTTCTCTCGATAAGAGCGTTCTCCGCGACTATGTGAACTCCTTTATCAGGGTTGTTTCCACAGACAGCGGGAACCTGATTACGGCTGGTTCCGATGGTGGAGCTTATGCTTCCGCTGATTCGCTCCGCTCTACTGACAGCCTGAACCTTATCAGTAAGGACAGCTCCGGCAAACTCATTGTTACTGCCGGGGCTATCAGGTCCAATGACGCTGACAACCTTCTTGTACAGGATAAGTCCGGTGCTCTTAAGGTGACTGCTGAGGGGCTTGTTTCTTCTGAGAAGTGTAACCTTCTCAGGGTCAACATTGACAACAAGCTCTCTCTTTGCCCGTCTGACCTTATCAGTCAGGTTCCGAACAATGCTCTTCAGGCCGCGTTTGACGGCGGTCTGTACGTGGCTAAGAACTCTGCTTCTGACCTTGTTTCCCCCACGGACAAAATCCTTTACGTCAACGACTCCGGCAAACTCGCTTCTGGTTTCACGCTTTCATTCAATGAAGCTACCGGAACGCTTACTGTTGTCGGCCATAACAATCAGGTTGTTTCGTCCGTGGCTATTCCGTCTGGTGAAGGCGCCATTCTGAAGGATGCCCAGCTTGTCACTAATCCTGAGGGTCAGGCGGAAGGAACCTACCTGAAATTTACCTTTACGCTCAACGATGGCTCCACGAAGGATACGTATGTTAACGTTGACGCCCTCCGTGTCAATTGTACCGGCGGCAATGGTATCACTGTCAGCGGGACGACTGTTTCTACCCGTATCAAGGATAAGGGTGGTCTGACCTATTCTGATGGTGCGCTGGCGGTTGATACCGCTTCGCTGGTCTCCACGCTGTCGGACAATACTATTAAGACTGATAGCTCCGGAGATATTTATCTCTCGGTTGACGCGTTTAATGTTTCCACTCAGGCTGGGAACGCTCTTGCCAACGGTGTAGACGGAAAGGCATATTTCCCCTATGATTTTGGTACAATGGATTAAGGGTGGTGATTACTGATGTCCAGAAATACTAAACAGCCTATTCAGTTCTACAGAGGCACGACAGCCCAGCATTCAGGTTATACAGGGCCCGCGGGTGAGTGCACTGTCGATACAACGAAGAACACACTTATTGTACATGACGGGGTGAAGGCCGGCGGGTATCCTCTTGTGAAGGAAGACCATACTGTCACCGGTGATGGATATGTGCTTGCTAATGGAAGCAGGAGCACGACACTTGGCAGTACGGCTCTCGCCTTATCTTTGGATACAGACGCGCTCAAGAATCTGCTTGCAGACCCCTCCGGTACTGACGCAGTGGCGGGAAATCTGAAACTCTCGGACGCTGTGGACAGCGAGCTTGATGCCGCTACTGGCGGTACGGCGGCTACGCCCAAAGCGGTTAAGACTGCTGTTGATGGAGCGGTTAAGAAGACCTACGTTGTCAAAGGCGACACCTATATTAAAGTAGATGGTAAGTCTTCTACGACTCTTGATGACGCTGATGGTCTTGACCTGACGCTTGATACAGCCGCTCTGAAAAGCGCCCTTGCTGACCCCACGGCCACTAATGTTGTATCCGGTAACAATATGCTTTCTGACGCTGTGGACAGTGAGCTTGATGCCGCTACTGGTGGTACGGCGGCTACGCCTAAAGCGGTCAAGGCCGCTTATGACCTCGCCGCCAGTAAGGCCAGTGATGGCCTTGTTGTGCATATCCACAATAATGAGACTATTGAGGATGTGAAGACATTCCTTCAGGGTCCTTATGGTACTTCAGCGGATTTGACGACTTCGGAGATTGACCTTTCCAAAGGCGTTGTTTTCAGCAAGACTGTTTCCGCTGATACGGTGTTTACTTTTACCAACGCTCCTTCCGGGCGTGCGGCTACGTTTAACCTCATTATTACTAATGGCGGGTCCGCTACGATTACGTGGCCGGCCTCGGTGAAATGGACAGATGCCGCCGCACCGACGCTTACTGCCTCCGGTGTGGACGTTCTGACCTTTATGACACCGAATGGTACTACATGGTATGGTACCCTTGCTATTGTTAACGCCCGTTAGGCTATTCGAAAGGGCGGTACTTTCCGCCCTTTCGAATATAATGAGGATTGTATCTATGATTATTCAGCGTATGCTTCTGGGAAGAGGTGCCAGTACGGCGGGAATGGAGTCGTGGGACTTGGGCTATACGATAGCTGAGGATGCTTCTTCTAAATCTATATATGTTCCTATATGGACGAGTCATTACGTAAATACGGACAAGGTTATTATAGACTGGGGTGATGGCTCTACGTCTGTTGTCAAAGGGGCATATAGTAGCGATGACCTGCAAGATTTGAATCCTGAGTTTGTTCATACCTATGCTTCAGCGGGTTCATACAGGGTGAAGATTTACGCTCTCCCTGCTACGTGGTCTCGTACGGAAGTAGGTCAGATCGTCAGTCCTACCTATGGACATACTACTAATCTGACTACGATATATAATGCCATGCCGGTTATCAGGGGCGCATATGTTACGTATAATAATTCCACCGCTACCGGTAAGCGTATGGATAATCTGTTTTATGGATGTTCGGCGCTGACTTCCATACCTTCAGATTTGTTTAGTAACAATACTGACGCTGAGACATTTAACTCAACTTTTCATGCTTGCAGTTCTCTCAGCCTCACGAATGACCTGCTTCTTTTCTCTGGGTGCAGTGCGGCCAAAGAGTTCAGATATACTTTTTGCGGTGTGAAAGGTGGCATGATAAGCACAGACTTTTTTGCAGACTGTGTTAATGCCACAAGGTTTGACTGCTGCTTTAGCGGTTATACTGCTGACCAGAGTCCTGTATGGTTTCCGAATGTTCCTCCTACAAGTGACGGGCTCATGCAGGGTCTTTTCCGGAACACTTCCGCAGAGTCGCTTATGGGGACGTTTGCTTTTTCCTCTGTACCCAATATTCTGGGACTTTTTGACGGGTGTTCCAAACTGAAGAATATCAACTCCTGTTTTTATTTTGCCGTTATTGGGGAGTTTTACGCATTCCAGAAACCATATGATGGGCAGCCTGTTAAGTATAATTGGTACAATCTGTTCGATGACTGCGTGAATCTCGTTGATATAACGGGACTTTTCTTATTCGCAAAGGTTCCTTCCTACACATTTGTACTTCCGGATGAGATTGGCAGGGAAGACAAGTGGCTTTACAAGGCAATGGCATATCCTGTTCTGCGGTTCGCCCACAGTCCGAATATTAATTATGCTGATAATGTGAGTGGGCTTAATTTGACCGGAGAGACTACACCGGGACGTGGTACGTTCGATGTTATCTGGCTCAGTACCGGACCCGCCACGTTCGAGCAGAATGCGAATCACCCGCTTCAGGGGGAAAATATGCAGGCTGTACCTCCCGGCATTGCTATTCATCTGGCTGGGTCTCCTGTGAAGACATTGTCTGGTAAAAACAAGGCTTTCATTGTGGTTCCCTCTGGTTCCAGTATGGAGACTCATTACAAAAGTGCTACGATTTCTGCTATGCTGAGTCAGGTAAAAACTATTGAGATTGTGAATGGGTAGCAGACTATGCGTAATACTATCAAGCCTATACAGCTGTACCGCGGCACAACGCAGCAGCATAGTGATTATGCCGGGCCTATTGGGGAAATCACAATTGATACAGATAAATATACTGTTGTAGTACAGAATGGTGTTACCGGGGGTGTGCCTTTAGCTCATGAGGCTGATATTGTTTCTCTGGGTAATCGCATTACTACCGAAGAGAACACCAGAGAGGCTGCCGATACTGCCATTCAGAAGAGTGTTACTGATGAGGCTTCCGCCCGAATGGCTGCTGATACTACTCTTCAGCACAATCTCACCAATGAGGCTTCTGCCAGAGATGCCGCTGATACTACTCTTCAGCACAATCTCACCAATGAGGCTTCTGCCAGAGATGCCGCTGATACTACTCTTCAGCACAATCTCACCAATGAGGCTTCTGCCAGAGATGCCGCTGATATTACTCTTCGGAACAATCTCACCAATGAGATTCACGTCAGAGAGGCCGCTGATACTACCCTTCAGAACAATATAGACAGTGAGGCCTCTGCCAGAGAGACTGCTGATAATGCCTTTCAGAAGCAGATTGATGACGCATATGCGGTCATTAGTGCTGCATACGTAGAGGCGGGAGGTACGCTTGATGGATAATCATACCTTGCAGCAAGTTATTGATTTAGCCGTTAAAACTGCTGTACTTCAGGCGAAAAAGGAAGCAATTCTGGAATGCCGTCCGATTGGCTCATATTTCTTAACTGAAACTAAGGATGACCCTAATGTAATATTCGGGGGGAGGTGGGAGAAGCTGATGGGCCATTATGTCTTACAGTGTTCTGACGATAGCCATAAGGCTGGTACTACGGTAGAAGCGGGACTGCCGAATATCACGGGTCAGGCAACCTTCCTAAGCTCTGATGGCATAGATAATACTCAATATCCAGATAGAGGAGCGTTTTATTGGGCAAACTACGCTCATAGTGTCAAGATACAAACGATTAGCGGTACAGGAAAACGAGACCTCTTGATTGATGCTTCCCGTTCCAACCCCATATACGGGAGAAGCGATACAGTTCAGCCGCCCGCACGAATTGTAAATGTATGGAAGAGGGTGTTTCATAATGAATTTAGTACAATACACAGCCGTTCAGTATCATGCCTCCGTACAAGGCCTTCTACGCTTGGGATCGCACGGCTTAATGTCTGTGCAGGAGGTGCGTGCTAATGGCTAGCATCTCCTCTCTCGTGTCTCTCCTTCTAAGGCACATCGGCTTACTGGATGGGAAGACTGTGCACACTACAGGTGATGAGGCTATAGCCGGGGTTAAGAACTTTTCCGGCACCTTACAGGCTGGAGGGCATCCAATAGAAGCCGTGGTAGAAAGCGGAAATGGATATATAAGATACGCCAGCGGTGTACAGATGTGTTGGGGCCGTGTTAAAGTTAACGGGCCAATTACGGAAACGAAGACGAAGGTTACTTTCCCAGTAGCATTCAAACTAATTCCTGCTGTTTTAACAACAGGCAATGCTAATTATCTTGGATATGCAGTTATGGTTGGGTGGGAAACCGCAGCATCTTTCACAATCGGAACGTCAGGCGATTCGTCAGCTGTTGGTGAAACAAACTGGTTCGCTATAGGATATTGGAAATAGGAGTTTTTATGTTCAATTTTGTTAAAAGGGTCTTTCTTGGGCTGGTTTATTCTGTTGGTGCTGTCTTTACGACCAACCGTGAGGCTGTGGTTGAAAGTGGGGATGGGTATATAAGATATAGCAATGGGACTCAGCTGTGCTGGGGAACGGCCACGCTCAATGGGCCTGCTACAGCTACTAATAAAAGAATTACTTTTCCACAGGCGTTCAAAAGTGGCACCGTTACTGTTTATACAACGCATGATACTAATGTAGGGCACGCACTTGCAGATGTTGGCTGGGTGAGCAATACTGCTTTTTCGATTGGCACGCTGGATAACTCTGGCTCTACTGTTCATACAGGGTGGCTTGCCACGGGCCGCTGGAAATAGGAGCTTTCTGTGTTCAGCCTCATCGAAGAATTTTCCCCGGTTTTATTTATCCTGTCGGTGTACGCATGGGAAAGAACAGCATAGATACCAGCTTCGATAAGAACAGCTTAGATACCAGCTTCTATAGGAATAGTCTGGATGAAGACATTCTGTTTGACAGAGAAGACGAAGAAGAGGAAAAGGAATATCAGGAGTTTCGTAAGTTTCTGGATGAAATTTTTGGGGGATATAAATGATAGTACAGCGTACATTTCTTGGCGGCAGGCGTTGGACAGGGCCATGGACAGGGCCATGGAGAATACGTGTTGACACTAGGGCTGGGGGTACATCCAACTTTACGATAGCCAACTACATGCGTAGTAATTCCAGTGGCTACCCCATTCTTACCGACTGGGGCGATGGTACTCATACTGTATCAAAAAACATAGCCTCTCATACTTACGCCAGTGACGGCGATTATGTTATATCCCATTACTCGTTGGATAATTTTAATACTGCCTATTTGAAAAATGGTAGTCATGAAAATATTGTTGAAGTGATTGACCCATTTCCGAGGCTCCCTCTTATGGGGGACGGGTTCTCGTCCGTTTTTTCGTATGATAGCTATCTGCAGACTATTCCTTCGAATCTGTTCGATAATAACGCTGACTTTATAACGAGCCTGTCAGGTACTTTCCTTGCTATAACTGGGGGGCCGCTGCGGATACCATCTGGGTTGTTTAAGAGTCTGACTAAATTATCTAATATTTCTGGTACATTTCTTAGGAGCGTTCTTGACTATATACCAGATGGATTGTTTGAAGGGATGACTACAATAGTTGATGCAGACCAGACGTTTACAAAAGCGAAAGCATCTTACTCTGGTAACAGAATTTTTGCTGGTTGCACAGGGCTTACTAGTATTGACCATTGTTTCAATAATGCTGAGATTCCAGTTTTTGGTGATGACACTTTTAACGGCTGCACTGGGATAACTATAGGTAATCCATACACTTTCAGCAACATTACATCTACCAAGAATGTAGGAGCCAGAACTTTCGCTAATTGTACAAATATTGGACAAGGTAATTACAATTTTTGTAGAACAGCTAGTAATGGCCCTAATATGGAGTTGGAGTCTATTGGCGACTACACATGGCAGAATTGTACATCTTTGATTGATACTATTTACTTTCTAAAAAATGTCCCTAAGCTAAAGACACTGCCGCCGCATACTTTCTCTGGTTGTACCAAATTAACTCAGGCGTCTTACCTTCTCTACGAGGATGCGCCTGCATTTGGTGCTATGGATTTATATATGGATAGCTGCTTTCATACAAACCTAGGGTTTAAAGGTGTCCCAAATATGACACCAACTACGCAGCGTGTAATTCATATACCTCGCAGATGCGGAGCTGTAAGTGGCTATCCCAATAAATATACAGTAGTGGCGGACAGATAATTATGCTAGCGCAGTATCGCTGGGCATCTCTTGCTCAAGACCTTGCCGTTATGCAGGTTCCGGATACGCCTATTACGGAACTTGACATTATTTATAATACCTATAATATATCAGAAAAAGACCTCCAGAAGATTCTTGTTGTTCCTGAGTTTCAGGATATGTACAGGAACTCGCTGGAACAGCTCAGGGCTCAGGGGAGCAGAGCCGGGTCTATGTACAGGGCGGGGACATTATCACAGGCACTGGCGGAAAAACTTTTCCGCGATGCCATAAGTGAAAATATGAAACCCGCGGAAGCGTTAAAGCTTCTTGAACTTCTTTACAAAGTCTCCGGTTCCATGAATACGGAACAGCAGGTTGTGAATACGCAGGTTAATGTAGGTGTGGCCATCCCTGTACCGGAAGGGATGAAGAACCACAAGCTTGACCATCTCAGGAGCGCGAATGTTTAACTACATTCCATCCCCTACAGGATTGAAATTTCATGAGTCGGACAAGTATGTAAAGATGCTCTGCGGCCCTTACGGCAGTGGCAAATCCTGCTGCTGCGCCATGGACATTCTTTACTATGCCTGTGCCCAGCCTGTAGCCAAGGATGGAATGCGTTACTCCCGTGTTGGTGTCATCCGTTCCACGTATCCTGAACTTACCTCCATGACCCGCAAGTCCCTTCTTGAGGTACTGCCCCGGGAATGCGGCGATATTACTGGTGCAGTAGCTCCTCTTCGTGGTGTTTACCTTATCCCTTTACAGGATGGCACTACGGTTAATCTGGAGCTCAACCTGTTTGCCCTGAAAGGCCCTGAGGATTGCAGTAAGATTCTTTCCGCTAACTGGACGTTTGCGTGGATAAATGAAGCAACCGGTGTTTCACCTGAGGTTTTCGCCGCTGTACAGACCCGTATCGGACGTTTCCCCTCGCAGGATTTGGGGGGCGTAAACTGGGGCGGGATTATCATGGACTTCAACCAGCCTGAGCACGACTCATGGCTGGATGTGTACATGAAGAATCCTGAGCCGAACTGGCTTGTCGTGAAACAGCCTCCTGCGGCTCTGCGCCGGTATGACGAGAATGGGAAGAAGTACTTTGACGTAAATCCTGACGCGGAGAACCTCCGTAATCTGGGCGCCAAAGAAGAAGGCGACCCTGAGGATATGACGCCCGAAGAGCGGGGCATGCGGTACTATCGCAACCAGATACAGACTCTGCTCAAAAACGGGCGTGTTGATGTTGTGGAGAACCAGTACTGTCTTCTCGATGTTCCCGTGGTGGAGGGGAAGCCGGTGTTCTCCAACTTCTCCCCGTCCCGGCATGTGGCTGACCATGAGCTTGTCCCTATGATGTTTCATGAGATTGTCCTTGGTGTTGACCAGTCCGGCATTCACCCGGCTGCTGTCATTTTGCAAAATCAGGACGGCAAGTGGTGCGTGCTTGATGAGCTGTTTGCCGAGAACGAGGGGTTTGAAAATTTCCTTTACGGCATGCTGATACCTCTTCTCAGAGGGAAGTATCATACTAATCCTGTTGTGGCGGCTATTGACCCATCCAATCAGCGGGATTCATGGACGGGCATTACTCCCCGGCAGCGTTTTGAAGAGGCTGGCATTCCAGCAGTTACTGAGATTACAAACTCACCCAAAGCCCGCATTCAGGTAGTGGAGCATATGCTCAATCTTGACACAGGGGGTCTGCTTATCAGTCCGTCCTGTAAGAACCTTATCAATGGCTTCACGCATGAGTACCGGTACAGAAGGCTGAGGGCCAGTGGTTCTATCGGTACGGTATACACCCCCCAGCCGGAGAAAAACGAGGCATCGCATTATCAGGACGCTCTTCAGTATGCCGCTCTGCTCATACAGAAAGGCATTGATTTTACAAATGATGACCTTTCGGATGTAGCCCGCAAACTTTCTGAGAACAGGGATGTTCTCCGCAGGATTATATAATGGCAGACGAAACTGTTTCCAGTACAGACAGCAATGGTATAGACTGGCTTAAGGAGATTGAGGATATTCCTTCCAATGTCTCTGACAGGCTGGGCAAGGAAGTTCTCCGCAGGTGGAACGGTGCGGTGCTTTGGCAGAGTACTGAGCGTGTGAATGGCAAAGGACTCAGGGATGTGCTTCGTGAGTGCTGGGAACAGCATAATGGTGTTCTGTCCTGTTCCGACCAGCAGATAGCTGACGCGCTTGGCGTTAATGCTATAGTGAATCTTACTGCCCTTAAGACCGGGATAGCCAACGCTTACCTGAGTGACGCGCTTATCAGCAACACGCTGACGCTTCCGTGGATTATCATGGCCACGCCGAGGCCGAGCATCTCTCCGGAGTCCCGTGAGATGCTCCTTACTGTCCTGAAGCAGGGGTTCTTTGAGAACCGCTTTCAGGACGGTACGCAGATGGTTGACTTCATCCGCCGTGGGAAACAGCTTCTTCTGCGTCATGAGAAGGAAGAAGCGGATAAAGCGGCTAATGAGATGATGTCTCTGTTGGAAGACCAGTGTGCTGAAGGCGGGTTTAACAGGGCGCTGTCTGATTTCCTCCATTATTTTACGGTATATCCCTACTCAATTTTTACCGGCCCATATATTACGAGAAGTCCACGTCTGACGTGGGGCAGGAACAAACCCCGTGTACAGACAGAAGTACTTCCTGTATTTCGTTCCATATCTCCGTTTGATTTTGCCTATTCCCCCGACAGTCCGGACACCCAGCGGGGTACATGTGTATTCACGAGAACGCTGTGGACACGTAAAGAGCTTCTTGATGCGGGCAAGCTCAGCTCCTACATCTCGGAGAATGTTCTTGACGTTTTGAAGAAGGCTGACACGAATGACGAGTTCAACCTGAACTGGCTGACCAGAGAGCCTAATTCAGAGAAGAGAGACCTTGCCTTGTGGGCATCCAACGTTGCCCCCATTGAGGTACTGACTCACTACGGTATCATGTCCGGACGGGAACTGGCTGAGTATGGGTTCCACAGTCTTGACCGCAGTGAGTTTTACAACTGCGAGATTTCCATGGCCGGGTACAAGGTGTTGCAGGTCAAGGTTAATTCCGACCCGCACATGCAGACCCGTCCTATTTACACGTCCAGTTTCTACCGTACCGGAGGCGACCGTATCGCCGGAGACGGTATCGCCCAGCGTATCCGTGACGTGGAACGGGCGTATCATTCCTGTCTGATATATCTGATGCGCAATGCCGCCAACGCCTCTGCCCCTATGTGCGAGGCCGATTACAGGCGGCTTATGAAGTACATGAAGGATACTGACCTTGGTACTATTGTACCGGGGACGATGTATCTTTCTGATTCCGACCCGTCAGGTGGAAGCAATCCGGCCCTGAGGTTTTTCAATATTCCCTCCAATCTTCCGGCTTACTCTCAGCTTTTGGAGATGTTCATCCAGCTGGCTGACAGAGTAACGAATATCCCCGCAGCCCTGCACGGTGAAGCTGTGGGCTCGGGCGCGATGCGCACATTCCGCGGCATGTCTCTTCTTCAGGGCAACGCGACACGGGCCCTGCATGCGGCAGTAGGGAACATTGACAATAGTGTGTTCGCCCCGCTCGGTGAGCTCATGTACAACATAAACATGTTGTACGCGTCCGACTCATCCGTAAAGGGTGATGTACAGATAGTCACCAAGGGTGCGGAAGGCCTGCTCCAGAAAGAGACGGAAAAGCAGAACGCTATGGAGATGCTTCAGGTTATTGGCGCTGTGGGTGGTTCGCTCTCCGGCGCTGTTAATCTGACTCCTGTTGTGGGCTGGGCCGTGAAGAAACTCTTCGGAGCGATGAATATTCCGGATGACGTTCTTGAGCAGATGAACGCTCCTGTACAGGGAGCGGCTCCACAGGCGGGCTCCGGACAGGGTAACGGTATGATGCCGAACTCTAATCCCGCGCCGGACTCTCCTGCCGGGGCTGGTGTTGCGCATGATATAGGAGGGCACGTTGAGGCTTATTAAACCATGGACTCCCGCTCCCGGAGAACGCGGATACAGGTTTGTCAAATGGTTCTGTGACAATATCAATTTTTGCCACGGGTACTATTACGGCACGGATACCCCGAAGCCGGAAAACAGGGTTTATAATTTCCTGTACAAGTATTGGACTTTCCCGTTTGAACAGCCGGACTGTATCTGCTGTAACACTGTCAGAGGGCTGATTTACGGGGGTATTATCGGATTTATTCTGGGGAGACTTATATGAACAAACTCTGGCAGAAGAATAATCACACTATGTACTCCAGTGTTTTCAATGTGCCTGCCGGTTACTGCGTCACATTATTTGCTACTGGTCTGCTGGATGAGAAAGTCAGGCAGTCAGCTGAGGAGTTTACTGTACCGCAGATTGTGTGTGTAAGACGTATGGTTCATGAGTATGAAAAGGCACAGACAATCCCATGTGAGGGGTGCTGTGGTTATATTTTCGACCTTGCTAATGTAAGGGCTGATACAATTAACGATGAACTTGTTTCAACCTGTGGCCGTCCGTGGCAGCTTGACCCCTGTCGTAATATTGGCATAATTGGTGTACCGGGTACATATAGACTGCATATCAATGACGCAACGGCAGTTGGTGTAGCTCAGGTATATGCAGATTGGTACAGAGCCAGTCAGATTCCCTCACAGGTTGAAAGCCTGTTCTTTATTTAGGAGACATATATGGGTAACGCTTGTGGTGAAACGAAATACGCCGAAGACGGCGTTATTAACAGAACTACACTGACCAACTCGCAGGTCACTAATTCTGATATACAGAATTCTACGCTGACTGCCTGTACCATCAAAGAGCTTACAGCTATTGATGATGCTTCCGCCGAGAAAATAGCTGACGCTATTTCCGGGCTGGACAGTAAACAGCTTCTGAGTCTTGCGACTGCTATACAGGATGCCTTTGCTCCTGTTGAAGGAGACGAGCCGGATTCCATCTCCGGGCCGGAAGTGCCCACTACTATTATTGGGCTCAGGGATGCCCTGCTTGGCAGGCCGTCCGGCTGGGGCCGGTTCGGTTCGTATGTTGTACCGCTGTATAAGTAGGAGTAATAACCATGACAGTTAAGGAGAAGAAGAATGGCAAAGTGTCAGAAACCGAGGGTAAGCGGGGCGAAAAAGTCTCTTCCTCCATTCATGAAAGGAAAGAAAAGCCAGCTGAAAAAGCCGAAAAAGTAACCAGACACAATCACATGCGTTCTATCCTTAAACAGTATTACAACTATTAGGTTACTACGCTATGTCTGTTATAATCGACCTTTCGGCAAACAGGAATTATGAGGCGAAAATCGCCGACCCGAAGATGACTCTTCAGAACAATCCGCTGGCTTACCCAGTTGACCCTATGAGGGGCATCAAGGATTATAATTTCGACCGTCTTATGAAAGACGCCAGCCTTCGTTCGTGTCCGGTACGGGGTAAAGAATACTCCGCTATTATGGATACGAGATACAAGGGAGAATAGTTATGGCTTGTTCCCGTTGCGGCGGAAACCGCGTTACCCGTCAGACTCCGCCCCCGTCTGTCACTTCCCGTCCCGGTACTGTGGCCCCCGTTCCCGGGCGCAAAACGGCGAAGGAAATTATCACAGGTGTGAAGTATGTTCCCACCCGAGGCGGAAAATAATCCTATCCGTGAGCTTGCCCGTCAGCTCAAGTCAGACGCGTATCTCAAGGAAACGCTCCTTGCGTTCCTTGCGCATATTCGTGAGGGACTGGAAGCGGATTTTGTCCTTGCCGCAAAGGCCGGCGTGATGCACCCGGATAAACTGCAAAACGCCGCCATGCAGCTTGGCAGGGTTGACGAGGTTAGGTCCTTGGAAGAAATGATTTACGGTATGGAATAATAAGGAGCGTTTATGTCAGGATTCGACAAAGTACCCACTAATCCGTATCAGGAAAGGGCCGAGGCATTCAGAAAACAGAATGAGCCGGGTGGAACCAATCCTCCGACCCAGACGACAGACCAGCAAACCGCCCCCGCACAGCCTGCGGGTGTTCAGCCTGCTCCTGTACAGCAGCCGGTTAATCCCACGCTTGCTCCTGTACAGCAGCCTGCTCCTGTACAGCCTGTAGCTACTCAGCCTCAGAATGCCGGCACTTACTATGACCCTGCTCTTATCCAGAATCTGGCATATGAGCGTGACCAGCTCAGACAGCAGCTCGCTGCTGACCAGCAGAAGATGGCAGACCTTCAGAAGTCCGCTGATGAGCTTAACGACCTCAGACGCAGGGCCAGTATCAGGGCTGACATCCAGCAGCAGGCCATTGACAATCTGGAGTCTGTGAGCCCTGAGGATTACACGGCTATTGTTGAATCCGCTACCAATCTGGCCATGGCTCAGACAGAGCCGCTCAAGAAAGAGCTTGAACAGCAGAGGAAAGAGCTTGAGGAGCGTACCCGGTATAATCAGCAGATGCTTGAGAATACCCGCAAGGACCTTCTCAACGCCCGTATCTTTGCCGCTCATCCTGATTTTGCCCAGATGGTCAACACTCCCGAGTACCGAAACTTCATGGCCCAGCGTGACGGTCTCAGTTCTGAAACCCGAGACGCCCGTGCCAGCCGGGAATACCTCAGCGGCAATACTGACTACGTTATTGACCTCCTGAACCAGTTCAAGCAGAGTCGTAACAATGCCGTAGGTGTTGCTACTGTACCCCCCGTGCAGGTGGCTCCCGGTGCCGCACCTGCGGCGGCGCAGACTACTCCAACCCGCTACACCCTGCGGGAACTCAACAACCTGTTTCAAACGAGGCAGATTTCCGCTGAAGAGTACAGGAAACTTCTTCCTGAAGCCCGCAAGGCAGCTGTCGAAAGTCTGTCATCCATGTCTTAGGAGAATAATTTATGCCTATGTTTCCCAGTGCGTCCGGTTATACCGGAATGGAAGCAACCCCGCTTGCCCGAATTGGGTACAGCGACATTATCCTTTCCAAAATCTATGAGGAAGACTGGCTTCCCCGTATCACCAACTCTGAGCTTCTTGAGCCTGTTACGCAGTGCAACCAGATTATTCAGCTTATGCGCGCTCCGGAAGTCGGGCCTATGCGTTCCTACCAGAAGAACCAGCAGCTTGTCCCCAATACCGTTACTACGGAAGCGCGCTGTCTTCAGATTTGCTTCGCCTCTTATCAGGATATTAAGTTTGACTCTCTCGATGTTAAACAGGCCTGTGACCGCTGGTCCGATTATGAAGAGAAGCTCCTTGAAGCTATCTACCAGTCCTATGTTGATGAGCAGAGGCGTTTCGTTCTTGGCCGTATGATGGCTCAGGTTTCCCCTCTTACCTCTCTCAGCGCCGCTGGCCGTCTCCATGACATCAACCTTGGCGCTCCGGGTAATCCTGTGCATGTCACCCCGCAGAATCTGCCTGTGGTGCTTGCCAATCTCCAGCGTGCCCTGATTGAGCAGAAGCGTTGGGTTGACGGCGGTATGTTCATTATCGTGCCGCCTATCCTCCGTACCTACCTTGCCATGAGCAATTACGCCAACTCCGAATGGAGCTGTAAGTGCGGCGGTATTGTCTCCGGTATGTGGGACCATGAGCTCTTTGGCTTCCTGCCCATTGAATCTATTCATGTTCCGGTTCGTCGTGACGAGTCCGGTTCCCTGTCTTTCTATATTATCGCTGGCAACAAGGACGCTACCGCCTATGCCAGCAACATCATTGAGTCCCGTCTGATTACCAACGACCCGAACAGCTTTGGTATCCGGTATCAGTTCCTCGCCGCTTGGGGTGCGGAAGTTATCTATCCCGAAGCCCTCGCTATGGGTTATTGGACTTTCGACCCTATTAACTAGTAGGAGTAGTGAATTATGGCAGTTATTAATCTTGCCCGTGGCGGTATGCCTGATTTCAAAGGCTGGTTCTGTGATGGCCAGTCTGCGGAATTTACTCCGCCCTATGACGCCCCCCATGCGGAGTTTACCCCGCCTTTTGACTCTCACGCTGATGCCGCTATGGGTCAGGGGTTTCTCAACCTCCAGTTCCCGCTGGTTCCGAATCTGAATGATACCGTTGGCCACCGCTGGATGCAAAACCTGCTTAAGGGCGTTAAGGCCGTGGGTGATGTGGTTCTGACCAACTGGGTTCCCCAGCGTTCCTATCTGGACTCCGTGTATTACGAAGTCACTAAAACTGATGCTTCCCTCGATGGTGTGTATCTCGCTCCCGTTGCGAAACGTGCTGTCTGGAACTTCACTACCGAGGAGTGGGAATACAAGGATGTGGCTGAGTTTGCGAATGCCATGACCACGGCTAAGATTACCCAGTTCCCTGTCGGTACTCCGCAGGATGGCGATAAGCTGTACGGGTTCACCCGTCTTACTAACCCGCTTGCTACCTTCGGTCACAATATTGTCAAGCGTGATGCTACCGGAAAGCCCACTGCTGGGTATGATGCTTCTTTCGGTACTGTTCTGCTTGGTTTCAAGGTTGCCGCTGGTGACACTGCCAAGATTGCCACCCTGTGGAAGTCCACGTTTGCCCTGTACTTCTCTTCCAAGCTGCTGGCTTTTGAGGGCAGTACTCAGATTGGCTAAGGGGGTTTGTTATGGCGCGTACCTATACGGGCCCGGCTTCCAAAGATACCGTGAAAGGCGGGAAGAAATTCCCGCTTAAGAAGGTTGGAAGCGACCATAGTATTGACCTGACCATGACCAACGGTACTGACAAGGCGCGTGGTATTATCATGCGTACCAAGTGGAGTCAGGGCGTCCATGGTGGTTTCACTCCTGCCACGGAGAAGTCTGTCAAGGGGCAGAAACCCAGTTCCGTGGCGAAGTAGTATATAATAAGGAGCGGTAGTCATGAATCAGAACGCAACTACAGTTGGGAATCAGGACGTTTCCACTGTGTTCAACCTCAATTCCGAGGAACGGGCCGGTTTTCTTGAACATCTCGGGGTTAAGAACGCCACACCTCCGCTGGCGCATTCCCCCTGTTTGAAGAACAAAAAGACCGGCATTATTCTCCCGTGGAACCCGATGCTTGCCGAGCAGAGGGATATACTGGAATGCTGTGATGAGCAGGGCAATACTGACCCTGTGGCATGGCAGGACAAAGTACAGGAGGACAGTTCCGAGGATGAAAGGGAACTCATGGCTGCCGCCCTTAATGAGGCTACATCCCGTCAGAATAAGATTGCACAGGAAGGTATGAGCTCGTTCCGTTCTACCATGAAGAAGATGGACCAGCCTGCGCAGTCTGACCAGTACGGGAATGACGCCGTGTCTTACGAAGACATTGACAACCTGTTGTCGAAGGCGGAGTTTTAATGACAGTACAGGACATAATCGAGGACGTCTCCCGCGACCTGAATGACCAGGAACAGGGATATGAGTACACCCGCTGGTCTGTAGCTCAGCTTCAGACCTACCTCTCTGAGGCGCTCATTAACGACAGTTATCTGCTTAAAGACCTGTTTCATACTGAGAAGGTAGTGCGGCTCAGACCCGGAGGGGACTGGCAGAAAGTCTGCGACTGTTCTGAGATTATCCGTATTGTCGGCGAATGCACCGAAGATGGTGAAGTGTACCGGTTCTTCACCAGAACCTATGACGATGAACGGCTCAACTGGCCGGGTTCCGTATATCCCATGTGTACGAACCCGGATACAGACGAGCCGTTCTCTTACGCTATAAGTTCAGTAGACGTAAACAGGTTCAAAGTCATGCCCCCGGTAGCTCCGGGACAAAGCAGGTTTGTGCTTCTGCAATGCTATAAGATGCCTACCGGGCGTTCCCTTACCGAGAACGTACCGGATGAGATGGTTGCCATTGTTAAACAATGGATGCTGTACAGAGCGCTTATTATGGACTCTGAGAACTCACCTACTATCAGCACCATAGCCGGAACACACCTGACTACGCATGACAATCTGCTGAAGAGAGCTGTTGACCGCAGGGAGAAGGAGAAAGCAGAACGTGAGCGAGACGCAGATAATTTACGAGCCGTTCAAAACCAGACCGCTCGATAGTTTTCTGGAAGAGCTCCGGTTTGAGTATCCTACTCTTCCCGCCCAGCTCTTCCAGTTCTACTTACTGAAAGCCGCAAGAAACATGGCCCGTCAGGGCAACCTGATACGCCGTCGCGCGGCAGTTAATCTGGAACCATGTATCACCAGATACCGGCTGGAATCCCCGGATGGGCTGGAGATATGTGGTATCCTGCGTTCATATATCATTCCGTGCGGCTGTTGCGGCGGACATGACGCCAGAGAGACTTTCACTCTGCCGCAGGGGTGCACTCCCTGCGGCAGGGAGATTGTCTGGTATGATGACCTTGAGAAGGTACTGCACGTCAGACACCCGAACAGCCCCGGCCGTCTTCTTGCGGAGCTGGCCGTTATGCCGGGACAGGATGCCTGTGAGCTCCCTGACGTCCTGTACACTGACTGGCTGGATACTCTGCTTATGGGCGTGCGGGCTTACATAATGCTTATACCGGCCCGGCCATGGACGAATGTTCAGATGGGCAGAGCTTACATGAATGAGTTCGAGAAACGTATAACGGCCGCCGCTGTAGAGACTGCTACGCATAAGATGCGTGGGAGTGTTCATATGCAGTTCGGGAGGGTTATGTAATGGCTGACTGTACCCCCAGACTTACGCCCCAGTGCGATGGGGAAATTAAATCTGCTACGGAGAAAGGCACCTGTCCCGACTGGAGTATGTGTCTTCCTTTCGGAGGGCGGATGTATTCCCGTGAAGGATGCGTCCGTGTGGAGAAAGGCACCCCTCCCGCAGACGGCGTGTATGACCGTGTTGTCATACAGAATGGATGTATCGTTTCTCTGGAAGGCAAACAGCTCCCCATTTATAATCCCCCTACCTGCGCCCCCGAGCCTTGTTCCTGCTCTGACAGCGGCGGTGGAGGGTCTGCTAATATTTCTTCTCAGGCGGGAAACCTGACACGGACGGATACGACAGGGGCGCTTCTGACCACGCTCAGCGCTCAGGCTGGAGATGGTATCGCGATACAGGGTACAGGAACCCAGCGTGACCCGCTGATTATATCCTCCAACCCTGACCCGTCTGAAGCGTTTGTTGTCAGCGCTGGCAACACCGGTATCAACGTGTCCGGTTCCGGTACAAGGGAAGACCCTGTTAAGGTGTCCCACTCCGAGGAAGGATACGAGGGTTATATCAACGGGATGTCGTTTGACCGGTACGGGCATCTCACAGGTTATACCGCTCCCTCCACGGTCAGTACGGTCAACGGCGTTATTGGTCAGGGGCACATTCAGGCTGACCTTGCTACGTCCACGGGTGTTGTTACGCTCAATATCGCCGACCCTATGTACAATCGCGCGGGAGAGTACAGGCTGGGCGGTTTCGACCTCACCCTTGATGATAAAAATTTCATCACGAACATCACGCAGAAAATTACGGTAACGCCCGGCGAGAGATACCTTGGCGTACAGCGTGTGACTCTTACGGAGTCTGGTACTCTTACCGAGATTGTAGATACATCGGAATCCGAGATACTTGTTTATGACCATGCGTCCAAACGTTTCCCATCCGGAACCAAGTCAGACGCGTATATCATAACCTTCGACCTTGCCCGTATCGGCTCTTTCCGTATCCGATATAGGGACTGCAAGCGCCCGACTACAAGCGACCCCTCCGGAAAGACCACGGTTACGCCTATCAGCGGTACTATCTATGTTGACGGCAAAGCTGTCGATACTGATGTAGTTATGGACAATGAACTTACGGCCCTGACTACAGCCCGTTACGGCCTCGGTAATCACACAGTACAGGTTATCGGGGACATGAATGGTGTGGGTTACATGGACATTGAAGTTGTGACGGCCTACTAATGCAGACAGCAATTACACAGTTTGGCGGTATTGTCCCGCGTACTCCGGAGCATAGTCTGGCTGTCACGCAGGCCACACTGGCACTGAATGTCAACCTGCGCAGGGGACAGCTCGAACCTTGGCGTGAGCTCTGTAAGTACAAAGACGTACCCTCCACAGCTGTATCCCTGTATATGTACGGGCACTGCCTATATACATGGGACAGTGTTGTTTCCGTAGCCGAGCTTTCCCCCGAATGGCAGAGGCTGTACATCACAGGCAACAGCGACAGCCCACAGGTGATGGTGCGCGGTAGTTGCTGTGATATGACCTACTACAGGCTCGGGGTTCCTACCCCTCCTGTACCTCCTCACGCTTCCGCGGAAGAGATGTGTGGCCGTGCTTCAGATACCCGCTCCTATGTATATACATGGGTTAACCAGTGGGGAGAAGAATCAGCCCCATCCCCTGCCAGCAATCTGGTTATGGTTGCTGACGGAACTTCTGTTTCTGTGACAGGTATATCCCTCCCGCCTGACGGGTATGGGATTGTCAGTGCCAACCTGTACAGGAGCTCTACCGGCTTCCGCCCTGTAGACGGTAAGACCCAGACCCCGCTTACTGACTATCTGTTCGTAGCGACTATCTATTTCCCGTCAGTATCCTATACCGATACGGTTCTCACAAAGAAGCTGGGCATGCCGCTTGATACTGTGGATGTCACACCCCCGCCGGACAGACTTCAGAATATCACGGCAGTTGAAGGTGTCATCCGTTTGGCCGGTTCCGTAGCTAACAGGGTATATCTCTCAGAGAACTTCCAGCCTTATAACTGGCCTGTCAAATACGAGCTGACTCTGGACAGCAGTGTCATTCACATGAAGTGTCTTGACCAGAAGCTCTACGTAACGACTTCTACAACACCCTACATTATTGACGTATCCAGCTGTGACGATACGAAGTGTACTCCCGTAACTGACATTGGCAGACCGCTCCCGGATATATCCTGCGGGCATTACAACAGCGCCATCATTACACCGTTCGGACTTATCTATTCGTCCGACCCCGGCGTTATCCTGATTGACCCGTCCGCACGCTGGCATATCCTGACGTCCAAATGGCTCACTGCTGAACAGTGGCATCAGCTCGCCCCTGAAACAGCACGGTTTGAGTACTGGAACGGATACCTCTTCATCGTCACAGACGAGACAAGTTTCATCCTTGATATAGACGGCGACCCATACGGGGATGTCAGGGGCATGGAGCTTTCCAATATTTCCGATGCTCCTATAGCTATGCAGGCCACCAATACAGGGCAGCTGATGTTTCTACAGGACAGCGCGGTATGGTTCTGGGATAAGAGCGACACGTTCAGACCGTTCGAGTGGAAGAGCAGAGAGCTGTACAGTCCCGGTACTGAGACTATAAACAAGCGTTCATTCTACAGTCCTGCCGCGCTCCGTCTCCGTTCTGTACAGACTTTTGTACGTGTGGAAGACGACCATGGCCATACAGTGTACGAACGCACCATCTCGGGCGACAAGCCTGTAAGACTACCCAAATGTGGAAGGCACCTCAGTTACAGGCTATACTTTACAGGTACAGAGACAGTAGAGTTTGCCGAACTCGGAACGGCTATAATCGCCAAATAGACATGTTCTGGGTATTTTAATATTATGTTGTCAGGAGCAGATTATGAGAGTAGACATTCTTGAACCTGATATAGACCTTAACAAAGCCATTGATACTCTGGGCCGTGTACTGGGGCCCATGCTTGGCAAAGCATGGGAAAACAAGCGTAAGGCCTATGACGACAAGCCGTTCAATCTCAATGTCAATGTGTTTACCCAGCTCTGGATAAACAAGGACATGAAGATTTTTGTCGCCTATGATGATAACGACAACAATAATGTTGTCGGGTTTCTCACTGGTACTGCGTACCGGCCTATGCAGTACAGCGCTCGTGTCTTCCAGATACAGGACTGGTACACTGGCAACAGACCTGAAGTCGAGAAGGCCCTGTTCAGTTTCCTTTCTGAAGCTGTGAAATTTCTTGGGACTGATGAAATCCTTATCTCCAATACCGAGGGCGAGGGTATTCCGGATATTCCCGGAAACTGGAAGCAGGAAACAACTATCACGACACGAAGGTTCGTTAAGGTGCAGTAATGTACGCTGATGATTTGGAATGCAACCCAAAGCATGGCACGAATGACCAGCAATATGGCATGTTCGCCAATATCCTTGCTGATGCCGCTATTCTTTCCGCGGCGTACAACTCGGCAAGGGCTGTGGATATTGCAACCAAAGAATGGAACATGGCCAAGAAATACTGGCGTATTGCCCGTAACTGGCTTGACCATTACAGAGATTACTACGCTCCTGTAGAAGACCAGGAAATTAATGAGGCTATGAACATACCAGCGGAGACTCCCCTGTATGATGTTACAGAGGGGCGGGCTAAAACCGCCGCTATGCTTCAGTTCCGTGGCCAGCTCAGAAAGAATATGCGCTGTACCTCACGGTACTGTACAGGGCTTCGCAAGGATATGCTTACTAATATTCTTTCTGCTCAGGCAGACGCTCTGAGCCTTGCTGAAGGTCTTGGGTACAGGAACGAGCGTGCCTATCTCGAATCCCGCGATGACGTGCGGTTCAGCAAAATGCTGAACACGGCCAAACGCGGGCGCGACATTATAGCTGACAACGTGTCCCTGATTAAGACCTCTGCCGGTATCTATGGCAACCTGTACAATCAGGCATGGGAAGGACTGGCCGGAGCAGGACAGTATCTTGGCTACTCTGCCAACAGAAACACGCCGTCTTATCCTACGGAGTACCTGTCCCGTACTGACATTAACCTTGGCTACACACGCAGTGCTATAAGAGGTGAGGTACGGGGAGCGATTGAGGATACAGCTGCCGCCAATGAGTCACTGCTGAAGGAGAGCTTCTAATGCCTGAATGTACATGCGCAGACCCTACTGCTGTATCCAATGCCATTAATCAGCAGAGCAGTAATATCTCTTCCAGTGTCAACGCCCACGGCCAGACGCTCGACCAGACTCTCTATGGTCAGACGCTCCGTGCCGGTACTACAGGGGGCAACTCCCGTTCCACCGGTACAGGACAGGCCAGCCACGGCGCTATAGGGCCGCTCCGGTTCTGTAACTGGGCCGCTCCTGAATACGGCCCTGAAGGTGAGAACCTCCGTACTCTGGCGTTTAAGGGCGCGGCTCTGGCTATTGCCATTGCTAATGGCATAGCACAGGGACAGATAGCTGACATGCAGCAGGACTTGGCTAATTCCTATTATGATATGGCCAAGTACAAGTGGGACAGGTTCAGCAGGAAATATGTGCCGCTGGAAAAGAAACTGCTCAACGAGGTAAGCTCCGAACCTGTACGGACACTCCAGTGCGGCAGCGCGCGCAACAGGGCTGATTCCTCCGTGAACAGCGCTTATAATGAAGCAGAGATGTACCTGTCGCGGAAAGCGAAGCAGTTTCATCTGTGCATGGACAGCTCATTAATGGGCAGTTTCAGCCACAGGAAGGTGCTGGCTCTGGCGGATACGGCGAATTATAACCTTGCTGATGACCAGTGGTACACCGACTACAAGAACGATAAGCGCTGGAACCGCCGCAGTTCTGTACTCAATCTTGGCCGCAACCTTGGTTCTGAAGCAACCAGCTACGGCGATGTGGCGCGTTCCCTCATGGGCAATGTCAGCTCCCAGATTGAGAATGCCGCCAAGGGCCTGATGTCCGCTCTTGGTTATTACGGCTCCCGTAACGACACATATTACCCAACTTCATATCTGGGGCAGACAAACGCCCCGCTTGCTAATATAGGCACTATGGCCGGCAATGGCGCGCAGTCCGCTCTGGACGCCAGCTCGGCTCTGGATGCCAGCCGATAAGGAGACAGTTATGGCTTTTCTCAGCAGTCTCGGTTCAGTAGTCGGAGCGCTTGGGTCTCTGCTTCCCGGCTATATGCAGGGTGAGCGTCAGACTGTACAGGACAACTGGGCCGACCTTAACTATTACAACAAAGCTCAGGCCGGACAGCTTCAGAATATGTATGACGAGCGTGTAATGAATGACCGCATCAACATGGCTCATGATAACGCGCTCATGCAGAGCAACGTCAGGGCGAACTCTGACCTTTCCCTTTTCAATAACTATCTGTATGAACCTTATATGGTCAGACGAGCCCAGTGGGATACAGCATATGCTGACCAGCTTAATAACGCCCGTATTGGACTCACGCTTGCCGGGGCGAACATGGCAATGAATAATCCCATGTCCCTGCTCGGTACTATGGGTCTCGGCGGTATGGGCGGTGCAGGTGGTATGGCCGGTGTCAACACCTATCCCAGTAGAATGTAGGAGATAATATGGCGCGGAACATTTACGAACCTGTCAACGCCAACGGACAGGTAATACAGGTGCAAACCACCCCGGCCTATCAGATGCAGGGTACAGTAGTACAGCGGCCCGCAGGATTTAACCCTGCCGCCCCCCGTCCTGTAGTTCTCAACAACGGGTACAACTACTCTCTCCCCGGTTCTTACGAGGGTTACACTCAGGCTGGCATTCCTCCGATTATGAGGCAGGTCAGCCCTTATGCCCGTATTGGTCTCACCCGTCAGCTTAACGGAGCTGTCACGCCGCTTATTGGCTTCCCCTCCGTCTATCCTCATGTGGTTGACGGTAATTACTACGACTATAGCCAGCCGCTTGTTCTGTCCGCTCTGGCCGCCGCTATGGCAAACTGGAGCCCGATTCCCGTAATGGGTGCGGGTGGGCGCGGCGCTACCCTTGCCGGTGCTGTAAACCATGGAGGCGGCGCTGTAGGTGGGGCCCCCCGTACAGAAGGAACTCCTGCTCCTGTAGCCATGCCTTCCCAGCCTGCCCCTGCTTACGGAGGCGCTGGTCTCCGCCTTGGCCCCCGTCAGCAGACACTCCCCGGTGTCGCATACAGGACTACTCCTGCTGAAGAACGGATGCCCAGATGGGGAGCAAACCAGACGGATTATTGGGGCGGTATCACAGGCAACGGTAACTACGCAGTGAATAATCAGACTCTCAGTGACGCGGTTTTCCCTCCTCAGAATACTGGCCTTCGTCCTGATGTCTTGCAGGCGCAGGAAAGATATGGTGCCGCTATGGGGCTTCCGGACTATCCCGTACAGCAGAGCGCTCCTGTACAGCAAAGCGTCCCCGTACAGCGCGCCGCCAGCGCACAAGAGGAACCTGTAAGAGTGGCGCCTCAGTTACAGAGCCCGTTCCAGACTCCCTCTGTACCTCATTATAACCTGACGATGCCTCAGGTCAGTCAGAGTGTCCCCGCTGGAACGAACTACACTCCCCAGCGTCTCCCGTCTCTGTACGACCCCGCACGCGTCAGTCCTTTTATGGACACCAGTGACAGAAGTCTGGCTGGAATGAATCCGTTCTCTCGTTAAGGAGTTAATATCAATGGCTACCAGAGGAAGAAAGCAGTCCGTATCCGCTCAGGATATTCTCCTGACGATGGTTAACGATGCTATTAATAATGTCAGCGATGGCAACTATCTTGGCCGTGTCGCGTCCGGACGTGAGGAAACAGCTCCAGCTCAGGCTCCTTCCACATACGGCTACTTACAGGCCGCACGCACGGCGGCTCCTGCGGCACCGGCGGCACCTGTGGAATCCGCCGCTCCTGCCGCTCCTGTGATTAATACCGCTCCGGTAATAAGGCAGATGCCGGATGCCTATCAGCCTATCCATGTTGGTCTGCCCCCGCTCAGTACGTACATGCCTTCTCCTGCACAGCAGAGCGCCCCCGTACAGTCATTCTCTCCTCTGAACACGGAAGTTCGTCCAGATGTGGTACAGGCGCAGGAAAGATATAATGCCGCTATGGGACTCTCCGACTATCCTGTAGAGCCGAACGTTCCTCTGAAGTTCCTCCCTAACCCCCTGAACACAGCGGTTCGTCCGGATGTGGTACAGGCGCAGGAAAGATACGGTGCCGCTATGGGGCTTCCGGACTATCCCGTACAGCCGAGCGCTCCTGTACAGATGCTTCCTAATCTCCTGAACACAGAGGTTCGTCCTGATGCGGTGCAGGCGCAGGAAAGATATAACGCCGCTATGGGTATTTATGATTATCCTGTACAGGAAGAAGCCGGTTTCCGTTTCACTGCACCTATCCCCATTCCTTACCCTGTGACAACCGGCCCCGTTGCTAATAGTAATGCTCTTCTCAACACGCACGCTCCGGCCGCAACTGGCGGTCTTCTGGAAAATGCTATTCTCCGCAATGGGTATGATTATATCCAGAGCGCCGATAACCGCAGTCCTGTACAGATAGTTACAACCCGGTAATGACCTATGTTAGAAGATATTCTTCTGTCCAATAACAAATCAGAAAGTCCGGCGGTGGATGTTGTTCTTCCCGTAATGGACAGGATTGAACTTCAGAACAAATACCAGCCTGCCTCTCCTGAAGATACGGCACGTAACCGTCTTTTGCTAATGGCGGCGCAAAATGTTATTAATTCCGTACAGGCTCCGGTAGAGTATCCTACGGAATATGACAACGAGTTGAGAGACCTTATAGACTCAGTAAGTGCGGAGTAACATCCATGGCTTTTGACATCCCCCGTGTTTCCGGCGCAATACAGCCCAATAAAATTCCCGATGATACCCAGCTTGTTGCTGCGCTGGCCAAACAGATACTTGCTGCCCGTCTCGCGCAGGCACGTGCCGCCGCTGGCGGCGGTGGCAGACGGAGCGGGGGACGTGGTAAGTCCGATAAAGTTACATACGCCAATGTCCTTGACCCGAAGACAGGAAAGTATGTACAGGTTCCCATTACGGGTAACTCCAAGGACGAGCGCAAAGCCAACCTTCAGGCTCTCCAGCATAACCAGACTGTTGACAGCGTGCGTGCTGACCCTGCGCTCAGCAGACTCGCTGCCACGATGAATGACCCTAAAGCCAGTAACAAGACGAAACAGGAAACTCTTACCGCTGTCAGGAAAGAGCTTAACCAGAAGTACGGCGGAAGTGATGACGCGTCCGCTATCATATCCCGTGAACTGTCTGGAGCGGGCAATCAGGTCAAGACTGAGAAGAAGGCCATTGATGACACCAGCGGTTTCTCCAGTCTTATCGACAGCGCGCGTATTGGTGCGGAGTCATTGTCGAACTGGATTAGTACCATAGGCGATGATGATAAGACACGGGACAAGAAAGACCAGGAATCGCAGCAGCGTATTCAGGCCATTATCGACAGCAACCCCGACCTTAAGGAAACGGAGCTCCGTACCAAAGAAGGCCGTGGCCTTACTGACCGCAATGATGATTTCATGGGCACGGCCCGCAATATGGTCAACACCATGGTACAAGACCCCGGTACTGCTTTACAGACAATCGGTACAGGAGCTGGTATTCTTGGCGCATCGGCCCTTACTGGCGGTGTAGCCGCCGCCCCGCTGGCCAGTCTGGCTGGTGGTGTTCTGGCCGGAGCGGCAGGTAATGCTGTCAGCGGTGATGTCGGTCTCCGCCAGCGTCTGGCCGAAGACGAATCGCTCAGCGAAGACCAGCGTATTGCCGCCTACAACGATGCCAAATACAGGGAAGCCGCGATGAATGCCGCTATAGGCGGTGTATCCGGTGTTGTTCCCGCCGCTGTGTCCCGTATTGGGGCGGGTCTTATCCGTTCCGGTACAGGAGCCGCGGGACGCGAAGCCCGTTCCATGGCAGAGGAAGTCGTTGACAAAACTCTGAACAACAGAGCCATTGCCCGCAAGAGCGCAGACGTAGCCGAGGAGGCCGTTACTGACGCAGAAAAGCGGCAGATGGTTAATCAGGTTATGCGCGAGGAGACAGCGCCTTACATTATCCAGAGAGACGTGCTCAATCATCCTGTGAAGTATGGTGTTGTTCCCTCTATGGCTGAAGGCGCCGCTTCCAACGCGCTGAATACCATGGGAAGCAACGCTAACTACAATGCCGCTACTGGACAGAATAACGACATTACAAACGGCATAGGTGAGTCCGCCCTGTACGGCGGCGCTATGGCCGGTATCGGCGGCGCTATGGGTGTGGCCGGCAGACACATCCTCAGCAGGAATGCGGCTGAACCTGAAGCTCCGGAACCGACTCAATACAATCCTTCTGACTTCCAATCGGAAAAACTGACGGCTCAAAAACTTCCTATTGTTGTACAGAACCCCGTTAATCAGGGAGACTCCTCCGCTGCAACAGTCAATCCTGCTCCAGTGAGCCCCCAGACTCCGGACAGCCCACAGGTTCTGACAGCTCCTGAGGCACGTCTGGCTTTGGCTGAAACTCCTGCCGCTCCCATAAACCCCGTTCCCGGCAATCCCATAGCCATGACCGGGCGCTACGCCGCTCCCGCCGCTCCTGAGACTCCTAATATTCCTCTGGCTCTGGGCGAAGCCCCCACCGCTCCCGCGAACGCCGCTCCCAACGTTCCTATAGCTATGGCTGGAGCGACTTCTGTACCGGATACTACAGTACAGCGTGGGGCTTCTGCCGGTGGCAGGAATATGTTCGACTTCCTGACCCCTGAACAGAGAGCTTCCATAATCGCCAGAGAGACAGCGGTACAGGCTAAACAGGCCGCCAGACAGAATCGGACGACCACCCGGAAGAGAAAGGCCAGAAACATTACTCCTGTAGACAGGAACGGCTACATCGCGGATATTCTTGCCGGAGACAATACCCGTAACGGGGTCATTCCTCTGACGCAGGACTCGCTCCTTGACCTGATTAATAACAGAGCCGCCGCCCCGATTGCTAAGGTTCCGGCCAAAAGAAAGTCACAGATAAAGAAAGCTCCTGTATCACTGACGCAGAATACCCTTCTTGACGTAATCAACGGAACCAATACTCCCGCATCGGCAGTACCGGTTGCACCCGTTCCTGCCGTGAAAAAGAGAACGACACGGAGCGGGAAACGTACTACAGCGGCACAGCCAGCCGTTGATACTACACTGACGCAGAATACTCTTCTCGATGTAATCAACGGAACCAACACCCCGGCATCCGCAGTTCCGGTTACTGCCGGAAAGAGAACTCGCAATGGAAACAAGAGACGCAATACGACAGACGTACAGAGAGCGCAATCAGCTTCCCCCGATGGAATTGCTGAACGACTCAGAGAAGGAACAGTTAATACAGAAAATACTGACCTTAATAGCGCAGTGGCAGCCAATACCGCAAACATTGCTGAACCCACTTCCAGTAGAGGTATTGCGGAAACTGGAGCAGATAGTCAGAGAAATACAGAGGCAGGGAGCGGCGGGCGGCCCAATGAAAACACCCCTGCGCCTGAGAATAATGCGGCAAATGTTGGAGAACAGGGGAGTACCGCAGGAAGACCAGAGCCGGCTGACCGAGGACGAGGTACTGAATCAGCAACCGTTAGAAATGCAGAGTCAGGTCAGAGCACAGGAAGCCTTGGGACAGAAAGAAGCACAGGCCAGAGAAGCCTTGATACTGGAGAGAAGCCTAAGCCGCTGACAAAAGTCCAGCGGCAGAAGATGCACGACTCCCTACAGGAATACTTCTCCAGTACCGGTACGGGGAAGCTTTCTAACGAACAGGCGGCTGATATGATCAACTCCCTGTTCCTGAGACAAGATGAAGCGGCTTCATCCGCTGTTAAATCCGCGCCTAATCTTACGTCCCTGATTTATAAACGGGGTCAGTATACACTTGGCAGGAAAGCCTCCAAGAGCATTACACAGATGTTCCCGAAAGAAGTCGGTGATATTATCGCTGACAGAATGAACCGGTACAAAGAATCAAACGGACAGGATACCAGCGCTCTGTTCACAGCGGAAGATGTGGATAATATCAAGTATTTCTCTGATATGGTACAGGGTGACGCAGCCCTGAATAACAAAAGCGCAGACACTATGTCACCTGAAAAGATGACTGTACAGAATGATAAGACCAAGGAAGCCTTCAACGGTGATAATCCCTGTATCTCATAGAGGTAGCCATGAGTGATTGTTACGGACGCAAAGATGTTGAAAACGAGATGAAACAGGACGGCGGCGGTTTCACTCAGGGCAGTTTCAATAACGCCTCAGATACAGACAACGGGGAAAACATTTCCCCAGATGCGGAAGCCGACAATCTTGCGGCCAAAGCGGAAGCGGCCAACAACATCAACGAGAATATAGGCGCAGTACCCCCCGGCGGAAGTGTACGTCTCACACAGGCAGATACCAGAACAGTAGGCAGAATGGCTTCCGAATACATCAGGGAAGTCAACAATTACCGTGAGCAGGAAAAGAAGCGCATGCTCGACAACTTTAAAAACCTCACGGGACGTATTGCTAAAACAATGAACCTGTACACCAGATTCTCCAGCGGTCTGGCCCGCAGGTTTACTGACAGACTGGCCCCTGTATATATGTTCCTTGCCCGCACCCTTCCCGTACAGGGGCGTTCCATTATGGAACATCCTCTGGTCAGTTCCATACAGGACGGCTTCCGTACTGTCTCTGGTCTCCGCAGCAGCTACTCTGAAAAGCTTGACAACATCCGCAAGCTGACGAAGCGGTATCTTAAAGACAACGCTCTGTCGGTCAATAAGACACTTGAACTTATTGGCGACCGGCTTAACCTGTCCCAGATGCCTGTCCATACTGACATTATTCTGCGCAACTGGCAGCAGCGCATGGATGAAATTCTGGCCATTGCCGAGAAAGATAAGTTTGACATCAACAAGCCGGATGCCAACATAGCACATATCAATCTCAGTAAGGAATATGCGCAGCTGTTCGCTAATCATGAATGGCTGGCGGCTAACCGTAACATACAGGGCCCGTTCTTCTATGATGACAAACATCCTACTGCGGGGCTTCTGGACAGTGACGCCGCCGCCAGAGACGCTAAAATTAAAGAGCTTCTTATCCGTCATGGCCTGAGCGAAAAACAGCAGCAGGAAATCATGAGCAGTATGGCCGGCGTCATCAGAGCATCCATGACTGACCTGTCCAAAGCCGGGCAGGTTGTTCCGGAACAGCTCCAATATTTTGCCGACTACGATGACTTTGTTCCATTCGCTTCAAATCAGGACAATGTAAGCAGGTCAGTAACCGATACAGACAACTACCTCCCCGGCAAATTCCATCAGGCTCAGGGTATGAAACAGCCGCCTGTCAGCGCATGGTATACGATACAGCACTTCGCCAATAGAGCCGCGGCCCGTGTCGGTATGTCCAAAGCCGCTATGGCTATGTACTCGGCGGAACAGGCTATGAATTATAACGTCCATGCCAGAAACAAACTTGCTGTTTACAATGATTACATCCAGCAGGGCATAGACCCATTCTCAGAAAACGCCCCCAAGAGCGCACGGGACAGGTTCAGAAACTATACAATTGAAGATATAAACAACGCCAGAGAACTTCAGCGCAACATAAAGAAAAGCGGCAAAGGCGTAGACAAATACGCCATGACGCACAATCCTTTCTACTCTATCAGCTATGACCGTCTCATGCGTATGCAGTTCAGCCCGAGCGAAGCTGAACGCAATATGTATTATGCCATTACCAGCTCTTCAACGCATGGTGGAGGCCTTAACTTCATCGCTCCCAGACTGGACTCTACAGGAAAGTATGTCAGGGATAAAGCCGGCAATATAATCTATGACCGCAGGTTCATTCAGTTTGACGTCCGGTACAGCGATGAGAAAAGCCACATCACAGGCGCAGACCTTAATGACGCTATGACGTCCGTACTGCGTCTAGATGAGCGTCTAAACTTTCTGGCCAAAGCCACAGCCATAATGGGCCACTCCTGTACGAGCCTCAATATCGGGTTCGCTCCCTGCAACGGCGCGCGTGATATACTGGAACGTGGTGTGAATATGGCCAACAGGGATTATGTTGACACATATGGTCAGCACGTTCCGGGGTATAAACTGCTTGGTTCATATCTCAGTCAGCTTCCCAAAGCATTCAACGCTGTCGTTCATCACACCGTAGGCAGGCTTGACCCGAACAGTGAGTACGGGAAGTACTTCAAAGAATTCACCGAGGCCGGACTGCACTACACATATTCCCGTGCTATCGGTAAAGAGAGTACCTCCCTTATCAATAACATTGACAACCTGAATAAATACTACGCTGACAGAAATAATCAGACAGAAAAGCTTGTTGACCGCATTGCTTCCCGGTTCGGCAGTATGCGTGAAACAGTAGCCAAATGGATATACGCATGGAATGACGTGTGGAACCTTACGCCGTCACTGGCTCAGTACGCCGCTATGCGGGAACATTCCATTGAACCCTCCCAGACAGCCAACGCCGTATCGGAAGTCATGGATCAAAGCCAGACCGGAAAGTATACGAATGCTCTGCGTATGTTCTTCCCCTTCACCAACCCTACGTTACAAGGCGCGCGTGCCATGCTTCGTACCGTAGGACTCGCTCCGGGAGCGGACGGCGGATTCCATATGTCATACAGGGGTATGGCTACATTTGTTGGCCTGACTGCCATAGGCGGCATGCTGTACAACTTCGCCCGTGAAGCTCTTGGTCAGGACGAGGATACAGGCGCGTATCGGATGGACTCTCTGTCTATCGGCGACCTGTGCCGGTATATCCCGATACCGACCAATGACTCTGGCGATTACTTCAAGATGCCTATCGGTTTCGGTATTGCGCAGCTGGCTTCCAGTATGGCCATAGCCATGGACAGAATGGAGCGTGGCGTTGCTTCCGCTGAAGACGTCATGCCGGAATTTCTGACGGCTATTGCCAAACAGATGTCACCCGCCGATGCCCCTGATTATAAGTTCCCTATGTCTCCGTCCACATGGCTGATACAGATTCTTTCCCCCGCTCTTGTCCGGCCTGTCGTAGACGTGGCCGTTAACAGGAACTTCAAGGGGCGTCCCATTACTTACTACAGTGCTAACGAGGGCGCATATACATCAGCGGCGGACTCTGGATGGGCCACTACTTCCCCCCTATACAAGAGTCTCGCCAGAGAGATATTGCAGACTACGGGTATCGACTTCGCTCCGGAACAGCTTAAGGCTTTGCTCAGGGGATACGCTACTGGCTTTCTGCGGTTCATCCCGTCCTATATTGACGCCGAGAAGAACCCCGCTAACAATCCTGAAAAGGGCATGTACAACAAACTTGGCCCTGTAGCGTATGGACTGGGCGGCACGATGTACAGGGGCGAGATTACGGACGTAGGCCGCAGCCTGTACGACCAGTACAAGAGCGAGTACATGTCCCGTATCAGACAGGAAGGTATCATTCTTAAGACCAGCAACAGAAAGATTACAGCCAAACCCGAGATATACAGGGCGTGGCGTGTACGTCAGCTTCGGGATGCTGGATGGGATGAACCAGATATTCTGAAAGTACTAACCATTATTGATACTGATAACGCTATCAAGAAGTCCCAGCAGGGAGCCAAAGATAAAATCGCCCGGCTTATTGAGATGGATGATGATGAGGGTCTTAAAGAATTTTTCCGTCAGCGGTATCAGAATCAGAATGACGCATATAATAAGGCAGTCGCTATTCTGTCGCAGGACTAACATATGATTGTTTACCTTACGCAGGGAATTTCCCGAATCGCATTCCGAATCAAAACATATGGCAACCAATCCCAGCTGGCTGACTGGCATGGTCTTCAGCTTCTCATTGTAGCCGGAGAAGCGGGACAGCCCTGTAACTGCAACCCCGGAGGCTCACCATGGTTCTTCTATGGATGCTGGCCCGGAGTCCGTACAGGAGAAGACGTAGCCAACACCAGACCAGATGTACCTGTAATGTGCTTCCCAGCTTTCGGTACGGATAACGAGGGACGCATTGTGTTCCGGCTTGGTGACAAACTCAGTACAACTCCCCCCGGAAGATATACCGGCATTGTCCGGCTGGTTCCCAAGATGAAACCACTCAACATGGTTCCTCTGTACTCACTTGGTAAACCAAAGGCGCCAGAGAAAGCCATACTCCCCCCGGAGTTTGCGTTTGGAGCAGTCAGCTGTTCCGATGCACCGGAGCCCAAACCGGAACCGAAGAAGCCAGAACCTGCCTGTTGTACGCTGGCAGTATTTGATATTGACATCGGCCCGGAGTGTTCTGACCATTTCATTGACCAGACCGCTGTCACGCTGATGCTTAATAACTGCACCATGGAGATTCAATAATGGCCATCCATAGTAAAGATATAGAAGGATGCGGCATCTGTACCGAAGGATGCTCCACCCCGTTTGTCATCCCCACTGGGGCCGAGCCCGGTCAGGTTTTGACCTATGACCCCGACAGTATCTTCCAGCTCAAATGGAGCGACGCCATCAAAGGCGAGAAAGGAGATAAGGGAGATACTGGAAAGGAGGGAGCTAAAGGCGACAAAGGCGATAAAGGCGAACAGGGCATTCAGGGTATACGCGGGGAACGTGGAGAGCGTGGCCCTGAAGGAGTCAGAGGCCCGCAGGGAGAGAAGGGAGAGAAGGGAGACAGGGGCCCTGAAGGCCCCAGAGGCCCAAAGGGAGAGAAAGGAGACACAGGCCCACAGGGGATACAGGGGCCGATAGGAAAGACAGGGCTTATGGGCCCGCAGGGAGTCCCCGGAGAAAGGGGAAAGCAGGGCCCGGCAGGGCCGCAGGGGCTTCCGGGAAAAGACGCTGACACATCCGCACTGGAAGCCAGAATACAGGTACTCGAAGTACGGGTAGCCACACTGGAGAATAAATAATGAACATGACAACAGAGTTCTTCTCTGCCTTTCTTACAGCCCCGCTTGAAGAAAACGGTAAATATATAACCCTGACCAAAGAAGCCGCCGCAGACCTTGCGGCTATTCTGAAGTCCAGCGGTTCATATATCTATCTTACTCTGCGTGACGATGCAAATATTGAGACAGTCCGCGCCCATCTGGAACAGGGTTTCCTTATGGTTGACAGAGGTCTGTCCGGTACTGAAGAAGTAAAACATCCTATCGGTACGTGTGTATCGTCTGTCTCACCTACAGTCATAGCGGTTATTAAAGATCTGATATGCAACTATGACTGCTGCGAAGATGGAGACTGCCCCAAGACTCCCGCTGATTTCCTGAATATTTACACGCCGTCCGGCTCTACAGGAACCACTTATCATGGTACGGTAGAGTTCACGGGCACTGACCCTGTACAGGTTACTGTCGCAGGTGCGCCGGACTGGCTCACTGTCACCCGTACTGGTAATACGCTCTCGCTCACTGGCACCCCGACTTCTGCCGGAGACGTTACATTCAGCATTGCCCTGACAAATCTGAATGGAACGAAAACCTCAGTGAAGACTATTACGTTCAGTATCGGGTAAACCGCCCCGCCCAGCGGTTATGACAAAATCCCCCATGCTGGCCCGCTCCTCCGGTATGGGGGATTCTTTATGGAGACTGCTATGAATATAAGACTGGCCGGGGTTATTCCCGAGAGTATCACAGACGGGCCGGGTATGCGCTTCACCATATTCGTACAGGGGTGCAGACATAACTGCCCCGGGTGTCACAATCCCCAGACGCATGATTATTCCGGTGGACATGATATGAGTCTGGAGGAGCTGTTTCATAGAATAGAACAGTCCCCCCTCATCAGCGGCGTGACTTTCTCAGGGGGTGAGCCTTTTGACAAAGCGCTCCCTTTATCCCTGCTGGCCCGTGCCATACACCACAAACTTCACCTGTCGGTCATGTGCTATACGGGTTACACACTGGAAGAGCTTATCCAGAAAGCGCGAACCCATACGGATATAAGGTCTCTGCTCACCAGTATAGACACACTGATAGACGGCCCCTTCATACAGGAGAAGAAAAGCCTTGACCTTGAATGGCGGGGCTCGTCCAATCAGATGCTGTATACAGCAGATGACATCATGCGTTTCCTGAAGGCGTGATATAGTCAAGCCTGTCCAAGTCGTCCTTATCCAGACGCCAGACTCTGATACGGGCAGACGGGATAGTGGACACACCCTTGCCCAGGTTGATGCGCTCCTCTTTAATATGGAAGCCATCAACACGCAGGGCTTCAAGCACGGTGCCGGGAGAAGCATTATTCTTCTGGCACCATTCCTTTATGGCCTTGCTGGATATGTACAGCGTCCTATTACGTACTTCGTACCGTGACAGGACAATCCCATTGTTGGGCCTGTACTTCACGTATTTATCCGGCATGACAAGGTTGCCGGGGTCAGGCTCGTTGGGAAGACGACTGGCACCGGAAACAACCAGAGTGCTCCGGCTCATATCCTGAATAACATCGCCGAAAGCAATGGCCCATTTCGTCTCAGCCTTGCCCGTAGCTTTTCTGTTGTACGGGACGAAAACTTTCAGAACCCAGTTTTCAAGGGCGTCCATATCATAGTCAAGAAGTCCGAACTCCACAGCCCAGCGTCCGGCCTTCATAGCAATGGCCAGAGCGTTCGACATGAATCGTTCTTCCTGATAGAAACCGTTACGGCGTCCCCAGTCCTCCACGTAGTTACGCAGAGATACCAGACGCTCAGGATACTGGAACAGCCTGATAAGGAACTCTGGCCCGGCTATACCGTAGTTGTCATCATAGAGCTTCGCGCATTTCTGAATGAACTCTCTGATTTTCGGGTCATTGTACCGGGGAAAGTCACAACGGTATTCCATTATACGCTGGAGCGTAGCGCTTGTGTCCGTATGATAACGGGCAAGACATTCCTTTACTGACTTGTTAGCCGTAAGGAACGTACAGGTAGCCCATCGTCCGGTACGGATAAACTCGGCACCGGAAGCACGAAGTTTATTCTTCTCTTTGCCAGAGGAGATAACAAACGCAAGATTAGAAAGGTCTTCATCCGTAAGGTCAGTGACCTCATCCATACATGCCGGCAGGTTATTCAGGATAGCCATACGGCGGCAACGTGCGGTAATGGACTCATCCTTGGAGAAGAACATCTCTCTCGGGTTGCCCCATACGGAAGCGCAGGACTTCAGGAGCTGGGACTTGCCACAGCCCGTCTCGCTTGACCAGATGGACAGCATGCAGTTGTTGGCGTCACCGCCGCCTATCTCCATGAGAGGAGCGGCGAATGAAAAACACATGGCAAGCTGACCTAGTTTCTGGTCAAGGGCCCTGTACATTTTTGGCACGAAAGACCACTTCTCTACAGTACCGGCATGACCGCACATCTGCGGTATGGAGGAACGGGCAATACCGCCGAAGGCCACGGGGTGCAGACCCGTAGACATAACAGCTCCCGCCCCGGTAACGAAACCCTTATGCTTCTCTTTCGACACAGGGTCAGTAATATCCTGCCATCCCAGATGGTCATATGATATACGTTCCTTCGGGTCAGTTTCCACTTTGGATAGATAGGCGTTTATCAACATATTCATAACCCGTGTGTCACAACGCGAGGTAAGCGGAGCTATACCAGCGTTGAGAAACCACTTATTAACATTTTGTCCGCTGTCCTTGTCGCAGTCAAAATGGACAGTCTCACACCATCCGGAAGGGCGCTCCACTTTGAAGACGTGCATACGGTGTGGACGTTCAGCGTCATCAATATAAACTTCACTTCGTATGTAATAGAGCCGACTCTGAAATATCCTCACATCGTCAACAACTTTCTCTTTCGGGTCAAACGGATACCAATGAATCCCGTCATCCAGTACAGAGAAATGTGAGTGGTCATCCTCATCATTAAGGACTGTGTAGCCGCAGTCTTTATCCCAGTCAGGGATAACAATATGGCTATCACCTTCAGGAACGACAGGCTTTGATATTTCCACCTGCCGTGAATGCAGGATACGGTGAAGAGACGCCGGAGAGTTCAGAACAGCGGCATACTTACAGCCTTTGCAACCCTCAGGATTATTTGCCCGGAAGACATCACAGCGTGCGGGCCTGTCTGGATAAGCCTCATAAAAACGCTTCTCAGTATCCGCTTCGTTGTACTTCTCAGGGCATGCACCAGACAGAACCTTGGCCACAGCGAGGCCGTTCTTACAGCGGCGGAGAACAGACATGGCGGCGAACCAGTTTGGATAGGACTGGCTCCCCATTGTCATTATCTGATTGCAGTTTCGTGCAATCTCTACGCCGTCATACACAGGCTCTTCAGGCCCCATCCCAAAGAAATCCTGCTGGGAAGCATGAGCCTGTACGGGAGGGCGCTGTACTGGAGCTGAAACAGATATGTTTCCGAATGCTTCAGGGTCATACTTCCTGTCCGTAGCGAGCAGGACTGATACGGTAGTTCCTGTCTTCTGATGTATCGTACCGGGGAGACGAAGCACACTCGCTATATCTCTTGCCCTTGCCCTGTCAACATCCATGTTGTGCTTGGTGCAGATGTTGAGAAAATTATTGGCAAGCTGTTTCCACTCAGCCGCATGCACAACCCTGTTAAGGAGCCAGTAAACATGCAGACCCTTGCCGGATGAAACAATGATACTCGGTTTAAGCCCGGTAGCTTTGCCGAAATCAACCAGAGTCTGAAGAGCTTCTTCTCTTGTCTGATAGCGGCAGTCAGCCTTCTTTATATCGAGGTCAGCCCAGAGACATTTGGCCCCAACAGCATTCGCCGCTTTCCGTCCCGGTACATAGATGTCGAACGAGGCCATAGCCATATAGGTATCGAAACCTTTGGCACTGAACTCGTTACACTTGTCTATAATAAAGTCAGTACTGCCAGCCCGTAAGGAACAAAGCTCGTTTCCCTTCAGAGCAAATATATAATACGTCTGTTCCGGCCCAAATATTCCCTTCTTCAGAGGAGGAAGTATTGCCGAAAGAAACTCTGTAGTGTCCATAAGCACCCCTTATTGTTGCCAGTTGGAGACACTGGCCTGCCTGATGAGAGTCCCGTCCCGAGAAGTCTCCAACGTGGAAGTCAGGGAAGAGGCGACCCGTAACCCCACTCATCTCGGGGCGGGACTCTTAGCAGGCAAACCCCCGTGTGACTAGTGATATATCAGACTCACACAGAGATGGCAAGAGGAGTAGGCTTTCTGACCAGTCCGGTTTCCCGGACTGGTCAGAATTTATATCAGCTAGAAACTAAGCTCGTCAAGAAGAGCCTGAACGTTGCTAGCGACAGGCCCTTCGGCAGCAGCTTCCGTCTTCTGTACGGAAGCTTCGGCACCAGCCTTCTTGCTCATAGCGGCTTCGGCCTGATCCAACAAGGTGCGCATAGCGGCGTCCTTCGCGGGCTCAGCATGGGGAACCGTGACAGGCTGGGGCTGGGGCTGGGGCTGGGGCTGGGGCTGGGGCTCAGCCTTCTGTACAGGAGCGGCGGCTTCCTTTCTGACGGGCTTAGCCGGCTTGCTGGGAGCTTCCTGACTATCGTCCCCATAGGTCAGCTTCTCCCTGACAGTAAGAAGCTCCTGCGTGCTTTCAGCACACATAGTATTGTACACCTGAGACATGATGTCCGGGCTGAGGAACGCCAGATGGTTGTTCCTGTCGAAGTACGGACGGAACATGACGACACCGGAAACAGACACGGTGGGGTCAAGAACAATCTGAGTAAGGAACATACTGGGCGTGACCTGAATGCCCCCCGCGGAATACTGCTGACACAGGTCACGCAGACCAGACCACTTATACATATTCTGCTGGGGCAGACCGTTCCCGTACAGGGACATGGCAGTCACATCCAAAATGTACGGATGGTCACAGTCAAGGACGCTCTGTCCATTAAAGTTACGCAGAAGAACAAAGGCAAGACGCTTGCGAATCTGGAAGGCCCAGCGAAGCTTGCCGCCGCGCATAACCTTCTGCCTGTATTCTTCAGGCAGAGCATCCGGAAAAACAGTGAAATTATTATCAATATTCCAGATAAGGTCGGGAGCTTCCGGCTCCTGACCGGGAGCATAGTCACGCTCATACCACACAGCGTAGTTGCTCTTGGCGGCGCCAACAAAAACACCAGCCAGTTCGTTGGCAGGAATCACGGTAGAGGAGCCGCCGTCAAGCAGTTCGAAATCCGTCTTGCGGATACGAATCCTGCGCTGTCCGGCCCCGCCCATTCCGGCAAAGGCATCCTCGTAAGAGGAGGCAAAAGCTTTGGTGATTTCTTCGGGGAGCTGAGCAAGACTTCCAGAAGTGACAAACATAGAGTCCATGGACACAGGAAGATTAGACATAGTATTTCTCCTTATTCCTTTTAAGCCTTGGTAACAGACAGGACATCCTTATCAACGTAGGTGATACCAGCTCCGGCACACGCGGTGTTGTACCCCTCGTCATCGGGCGAAAGGTTCAGGGCATCATGCATATACGCTTCAATGCTTTCCTTATTTGGACGCCGCTGGAACATCAGAGCATCAGAGATATTCCGCCCTGACTTCAGAGCAAGAATCATCTGCTTGAACATCACCATGGATAGTGACTCTATATCAGTTATCTCATAGTGATGCGTTGTCCTCGTAGCCAGTCTGGCTACACCGGGGATATTGCAGGACTTCAGACCATCGGCGCTCATAAGTGCCATAATCTGGTCAGTAAGTTCCTTCTCTTCCCCTGACTTGATGTCGTCAGCCTGACGCTCAAGCTCAAGCCGCTTAGCCCTAACCTGTACGAGACGCGCAGCGAGTTCATTCAGTCCCTTCATCTTATACCTCCACACAGATTAATAGTTTTCTACATTATCAATGCAGTAGAATTTAACCGCCCATGCGATGAAATCCTTTTTGCTGTAGCAAATCTTCTTGCCAACCCTAACTATGGGCGGGCCCAGTCTTTTGTAGTCGAGATTAACCATTGTCCGGTAGCTGATTATGCCATTGGTTAATTCAGATATACGGGAGCGGGGGAACAGCATCGGAAGATTACTCTCCAGAAAGCTCTTCAACTCCTTACCCGAGTCTTTAACTTCTACGTTCATTTTTCCACCCCTCAAATAGTATAGATACAGTTTGCCCCAGTTCTTTACCTTCGTCAAGACTTCTGAAAGATTTTTCTTCTTCTGGCGAAGAAATTATTCTAATGACGGAAATCTTGGACGCCTTCTGTTTGGCAGAGCTCAGACGCTCCAGAGCCTGAGCATAGATGAACCCGCCCAGCATCGGGGGCCCATTGAAAATCATAGTGTCAGCAGCGGAAAGTTCCACGCCGAAAGCGGTTGTTGTCGGATGGCATATGAGCACTCTCGGGTCTGGCGTGTACTGAAAATTATGCAGTATCTGCGCCCTGCTCTTCGCCGTTACGCCGCCGTCTATTATATCGACAGAGAAACCAGCGCGCTTCAGCTCATCCGCAAGCATATGATTTGAGAAGATGAACACCCCGAAGATAACAACCTTATGATTTGTCTCACTGATACAGTCTATTATAGTCTCAGTACGCTGTTTGTGCTGTAACGGTACAGGCATCCCGTCCATAGTCACAAACCCCTGCGCCATCTGCATCATCTTCTGAAAGAGCACACCGCCATTCGCCGCCGTGATAGTAACGCCGCTGTCCAGTATAGACATAGCTTCGTTCCGCAGGTCATCATGAACTTTCTTCTGCTCCGTACTCATAGGACAGCGGCGGGTCTGTGTAACGACAGGAGGCAGGTCAATCACATCGTTCTTATTGAACCGGATAGCCGGCTGAAGTGTCTGAAAAATACGGGGAGCCGCCATAGGGGACGCTTTTCGCATGAACGGTTCAGGCCCGTACTGGTACGTCACAAGGTCAAGCCAACCTGTCTTGGTACGGCACGGCAGTTTGCTCCGGTTAATTATGCGGGCCATACCATACACGGCTTCAGGGTTATCAGCAGGGGAGCCCGTCACTCCCACGGCATACCTGACATTCAGCTTGTTGACTATGTTATCCAGAGCTTTGAACCGCTGGCTTGTCGAATTGCCCACATGCGTCAGCTCATCAATAACAATGCCGCCTATACGCTTCTCCAGTACTGCTTTTACAAAAGCTTTCTCCGATAAACGGATACTGTCATAGTTAGTGATATAAAAATCAGCGGGACTTTCCAGCGCTTTCTCGCGGCCCTTGCCATGCACTCTTACAATCCGTGCTCCGGGAAGCGTCTGCTCTATACTGTCTATCCATACGCTATCGATTGTAGTCACAGTAGTGACGATGAGAAACCCACCCGTTACCTGAGCATGCCGCTGGAGATAATCCATAGCAAGAATCAGGCTTCCCGTCTTCCCTGTACGGGGGTCAGACAGAACATAACATCTCGGGTGCAGTGTGATGAACGAGGCCGTCTTAAGCTGATGCTTCATGGGTTTGTACCGGCCCTCAATGAGCGGGTGCTTATCCGCCATAAACGGCGTAAGGTCAGTAACATCCGCCCCGAGATTAGCGGCTATCATGCAGCCATCACTATCATGCGGTACGGCGAACAGCGTTTTGTCAGGGTTTGTATAATCTTTATACACAATGCCTGGTACGGATTTCCCAAGCTTTCTTATCTTCGGGTCACTGACCCCCAGATAAATCCAGTTGCTGTCGCTAAGGACAGCTATATCAGGTGTTTCCATTCTCTGCCTCTTTCAGTATGGTTATGCTTGTTAATGACAAGCATGAACGCTCAGGAGGAACGCTTCATCATCTTCGACCCCCTGCAAATATCCTTTCGGATGCTTATTATATTGCTGTTCATCTATTGTCATAAATATGCAATTATCTGGACTATACCCTTTGTCACAGTCGATACGTTCTATAGTTAGACCTTTTTCAAATCCGTGAGATTTGCCCCAATTTACGAAAATCTCAACATCATTTAACCATTCATCGCATATTTTAATACCTCTACCACCGTAGTATTTCCAATCGGTATTTTTCGGATTATAACAACGGTCTTTCATATGGTAGTATATTCTATATAAAGGATGCTTTGCTAAACCATGTGTTGTGTTTCTTCTAATCATAGCTTCTGATTTCCAGCATCCACATGATGGCTTAGTTCCACGTGTCAAACTTTTTGTTGTCATTGCTACATGCTTCCCACAATCGCACACGCACCACCACAGGGGGCGCCCGTCAGACGCGCGGTCTTTCAGCTCGGACAGGACGGTCAGCCGACCAAACTTCTGTCCTGTCAAATCCTTGTAGCGCCCGCGGCTCTGCGGCTTCGCCTTGTAGCCAACCGGCTTCTTTGCATCTTCTATGGACCACCCGCTGTATAGACGTCGCTTCATAATGTCATATGGCAGACGGGCTTCGTTGGCTAATGCAGTGATTGTCTTGTATCCGGAATTGACCAGCACGCGCGGCACATGCAGATCGGCGTCAAGCGCTTCTTCCATGGAAGCTCCGCGTTTCAGCCTGTGCCACACGGTGCTATAGGAAAGTCCAGCCTGTTCGGCTGCCTCAGCCAAACGGGATATTCGTGTACCTTTCTTTGGCATCTACGGCCTCCAATGCCTTAGCAACATCTTCGATGTTGGTTTCGTTCACTATCAGTGCACAGCCTCCCGCCTTGTAGATGTTTCTAAGCTCAAGCATTTGCAATGCGGTAGCTTTGTTCCGTCCGGCCTTTGTCTCGATACCGACCAGAACTCCACGATAGCAGCAGAGAAAATCAGGAACGCCATTGCGTGAACCAATACCTGTTCCTATAGGCATATACCACCACGCCCCTGACTCCTGCAAGATTTTTTTGACCCTAGCCTTTACCTTTCCTTCCGGCGTTAGCGCCATGTGCTTTCCTCCTACAGTCCGCACTCCGTCTTGCCATTGAAATCGCAGAAGCGGCAGAACCTGTTCCTGACTGGCAGGAAGCAGTTATCCCGTATGGCGGCTTTCATATCCCTCATGGTATCAACCACATCCTGTACGGGAAGAAGCCCACGGGACATATCCACAACACCCTCTACTCTCTCGCCAATGTCAACGTACTCATATGAGTAGCGGATGACATCCCTGCCATAAATGAGATGTACAAGCAGAGCTTCTACACGCAGCTGGAAGTCTTCCGTATCCCATTTCTTACCCGTCTTAAGGTCAATAAGCCACGGGTCACCGTCATCGGGGAGAATAAGCGTATCAGCTTTTGCCCTGAGAAGAGCGTGCCCATCCCACCAATCGTTAGTAGGCTTAAACTTGTCCGTAACGACAAGCTCTTTCTCAATAAGAAGCTGTCCCTTTATACCCCTCACGGTATCAATAAGGTTCGACACATAGGAAGTATCAAGCTTGTCATCCCAGTGAGTCACGGACTGCATGCCTTTGCAGAAAGCTTTCTCAATATCCCCATGAACAATTGTGCCACGGGATTTCTGAACGCTGGCTTTCCACTTGATTTCTTTCGTTATGGACTGTGCCTGAAACCTGCGGGGGCAGGTTTTGAACGCCATCATATTGCTCGGTGAGAAAACAAACATCTTACCTCCTAAGCGATACAGTAGTCTTTACCAATCTCAGCTTCACATGCGACGGGGAAATCCCCCAGCCAATCCGGTACGCTGGACATACAGGACTCCATTACGGACTTCGTATGCTCTGCCTCATCTTCCGGACAAATGGCAAGGAATGAGTCATGGATATTGGCGATAAGCCGTATCCCCTGTTCTGTCATACGACAAGCCTGCCATTGTAGCAAGGCAAAAGCAAGATACTGGCACAAATTTTCCGCAAGCGCCCCGCCGTATATTTTCGTTTTCAGTCCAGACTTTCCCTTCACTCTGGTATAGTAATACTCCTCCCTGTTGTTCTTCTCAGACACCTCACAGGAAAGTTTGAAATACCTCAGAGTGTACTTATTCGGCCCAATGATAGTAGGTACATCGTCCCTCCCGCATATAGGGGCTACGCTGTACTGGAAGATATTATCATTGGGGCCGCCGAACTCTCCGGAGTACCCAAGGTACAACGCTTTAATGACCGTCTGACACGTATCCCAGAAAGTCACGATGTTCGGATTACTGGCACGGTAAACATTGTGGGCATGATGGGCCATCTCATAATGCTGGTCAATATCACTGCTCAGACGCACACCCTGACGGAGCAAAGTGTCCGCATATTTCCTCCAACTAACACCATAGCCGCAATTATGAACTACAAGTGCGCCATGTTTGGTTCGTATGGTAAACCTATGATTCGGCCCCGCATTCAAGAGATCGTATACGAGCTCTGAGTTTTTCAACCTCGGCTTGCAGTTCACTGACACGCCGCCTGTTGTAGTTATTCTGAGACTTTGTAACAAACCGGAGATTACCCACTTCGTAGTTGCCATTATTGTCGATACGGTCAAGGTCGAGGTCCGGATTATCCCAGCCATCCAGTGATACAAGGTAGGCAAGAAACGCTCTACGGTCAGCAAACTTGCATTGGATTCCACGCCCCCCGTAGTCTTTATATCTTCTACAGTGGGGGTTGTTACAACGCTGCTCAACAGCGGCAATTCTATTGAGCAAGCGTCTCCTGTGCGCAGGTTCCGGGCAAACGTCCGCGTAAGAGGAGTATAGCTTAACATAGCTTTGCGATGCCTTCTTCTTGGCGCAGGCATTACACCGTGTAGTCCGCCCACTGTGGAGGTTGCTGAACAAGACCCAGTATGGCTCTGCCCCGCAGGAACACTGCACCAGAACCATTCTTTCAATACGTTTCGTACCATGTACTCGTAGTCTTGCGGAACGAATGACAGTGAGCTCACCAATCTTTGTATCCGGCTCATAATCTGCGTAGCGTGGTTTGAAAGATTTGAGGTGACTGGGGTCCCTAACAGAGCAATGCTGGCAGGCATCAGTCGGGATTCTTCGTAAAGAGTAGATGCTAATCCATCGCAAAGCTCCACACTTGGAGCACTCGCATAAGTATTGCCCCCGTCCCCTATCATCGAACGCCATATCCCTAATGATTCGGCCCCTATACAAAGTGCCCGGCTCAAGTATGAGCGTGTCTGAACGCACCTTCTTGCCTGCTTCCATGAAGAACCGCTTAAGATCATATGGTCTGGGGTCATCCTTACTCCATCCACATCTATTGTGTTCTTCTCGCCATTGCATATAAGTCCTTGATGAGTTACCCATTGTACACCATCCCACAATTTATCGTCTTTCGACACCATAACTATGGGCTTCCACCCATTATTTGTCAATACCTCCGTATCACCTGCAAGGCAGGAAAGAATACCAGTTTTGCCAACGTTCCTGTACGCTTTCAGTTTCTTGTCTCCGGACTTCGCGCCCTTATGAATCTTCTCGCTCGGAATCTGGAAGATTTTCTCAGCAAGGTCAGCGTAAGGGTCAGCCCCTCTTCTGAACGCGTCAACCAGCTCAGTCTCGCTAGCGACATAAGCAAGAATGCGCGCTTCAATCTGACTTGAGTCACAAGCCACAAGGGCCATACCCTCCGGTGCCTGTACTGCTTTCCTCAAAGTAAGCTGACTCGGGTCACGCTTGCTCAGGTTCTGAAGGTTGAGCTTGTCACTGCTCCCCTCGGAGTTGCCAGCCGTATACCGTGACGTATGGGCCCTGAACGCATTGAGCATAACAGGCATCGGCCTGCCGCTCTTGGCCAGCGCATGGAACGTCTCAGCCCTTGACCTCTGGATACTGGAGTTGTTCTCCAGTCTGGTGCGGACGAGCAGAGCAACACGCTCATCAGTGTCGGAAGCCATGGCTACAAAATCCAAATCGGATTTGGCCAGAGCCGGAGTATAGACTGCGTAATCTTCTTCCTTCAGATTGCGCTTTCCCTCTGCTTCCAGCTTTTTCCTCTTTGTCTCTGACTTTGCCACGCTGTATTTCATCGGAGGCTTTCTCCCGAGAAGCTCAAGCATTTTGACAAAGGAAGCAGAAGAACGAATCGCTTTCAGGAAGTCCTCATCAGATTGGAACATGAACAGTTTGTTAATATCCATCCGTGCCTTAGTGACCTTATCAGCCAGCTCATTGAGATACGCCGTAAGCATATCATCATCAAGCCTGAGTACAGGATTGCACGCCATCTTGGCCGTCACGGAGCTAAACAGAAGAGCATCCGCTGTCATGTAGGGGAGCATCTCTCTAAAGCTTAAGAAGCACTGCTCCGTGTCATTGCAGCAGTACTGCGCAAACGCCATACGCTCTTCCGATGAGAAGTCATCAGGCCATCTTCTGCCATCAGATATAACTGTACCTTCAACCTTCTCACCACACTTGAAAAATTTCGCCATGGATTTCAGAGACTCATTCTGCATACGGGACACACCCGTCCATCTCTCCATACACATGGTGTCCACGGCCAGCCACGGAATGACATGGTAAATTTCAGACAGCACGAGAAAGTCAAACCCGTTCCCATTGTGCGCTACTGTCATAGTACCGGGAGCGTCCAGTCGGAGGGCGCTGAGCACGGCAGGAATTTTGTCATGCTCAGCCACCCTCACTTTGTCATATGTCATTGTACTGGAGTCCGTTACAATGAAACTCAGAAGCTGAGCTGAAAACCTGTCGTCTCTGATATAAGATACAGGGCCCATCTTCGACAAGGTAAAGTTCTTACTGTCCCAATACGTTTCGAAATCCAGTACAACGATTTTCATAGCTATTCCCCGGCAGGTTCTTCAGTAGTATCGGCAGTGCTCTTACGCGGACGTCCCCGTCTGCGCCGCTCCTGCATCTGCACAAGCGCAGCCTCAAGACTGTTCAGCCGGCTAACATGGTCATCCGTATCCACAAACAGTTCCTGTACCTGCTTGGTAAGTTCCTGTACGTTTTCCTCCAGCATATTAATACGCTCTTCAAGAGACGTATTTTCCTTCTTCAGGTTGTTCAGCCCGTCAATCAGACGGGGAAGAACAATCTTCATCATCTGTTCCTGAAAGGTCATCGCCTAATCCTCCTTGAATATAGACTGAATTATCATCGGAGTATTGGTTCTGATAAAATCGCAGAACTGGTGCCACTCCGGGAGCCTGTGGTTTTTCCTCTGCCGGTAGATATTCTTAATGACTGCGTAATTCGCAGTCCACATCCTGCGTTGCAGCCATCCGGACGGAAGCATAGTTTTCAGTGTGATGAAATCCTTACTGCTGTGGGATACTTTGTACCGGCTGAGAACCACATTCAGTTCGTCCAGCATATCGGACGGGACAGTCCGCTCAAACATGGACTGAGTGAACACAGGCACGCCGCCAAGACTGTGCATAGTGCTCTCACTCTGCGCCGTTGTGCCAACCTTATATGTATCCATCTCAGACCACCAGTACAGGGGAGCCTGAATAATATAACATACAGGAATCTGCCGAAGAAACTTATCTTCACCACCACCGACAGCCGCAAGCCTGTCAATCACGGCATTAAGCTTATCATTAATCCCCATGGGAATATCATCAACGTCCGAGTAATAAGACGTTAATCCATAGGAAAGGCCAAGTCCGAGACGAGCGTAGTAAACCCAACGCTGTCCGTCATCCACGCAGACAATGTTCATTATCTCTCCTCTTTCCCCAGCCTGTAACTGGCCGAGGCTATGTCGTAACCTACGAACATGCGCTTGGGAAGCCAGCGCCCACATTCGTAACGTGCCATACAGCGCATAAGCTCGGGGAGTCTCTCCAGTACATGGAAAGGCTCATTCACTCCCAGCTTCATCTGCCGTGACAGAAAGACCGTATAGTCTTTTTGGTCTGATGTCGAGAACCTTCTGACAATTTTTGCCAGAGTATCTTTGTCATGCCGCAGGTAGTACGCCGTGAGAATATGCGCGGCGGCACGTATGCCGTACTCAGGCGAAGAGAAAATGACAAACCCTCTTCTGTCCACACCGACCTGACCTTTCCATTTCTGTCCGCCCGGCAGAGCTTTGACGTTCAGGAAGTTAACGTTCTTATCAGCCAGCTTGTTATCCGGTTTAACGCCGTCATGCTTGGCAATATACACAGGAACTTCCTTAACTTCAGTATGTATACGCTCAATAAAGATAGGCTTCTTCGCCCCGGCCACAGCCGAGTCCTGTACCAGTATGGCTATGATACAGATAGTCAGAACGAAAGCCAGAAGCCCCAGCTCGCAGGCCACCTCCAGTTTGGTAAGCGGCATCTTAAGGTCTGCAATAAACTCTTTAATCATTCTCATCATCGCACTCCTCCCACTCACCGCTGCCATTCTTACGGACTTCGACAAGCAGACCGAACGGGTCAAACTCATGCGACCCCCATTCTTCTTCTGACATACTGCGCCAGTCTCTGACCCAGTTTTCTTCCGTGTCGATGGAACCCGTGGCCGTGTTCATAAGATACTTTTCCATATCATTTGCCTCCTTTTGTTCTGTTTATTTCATATCCCGTTAGGTGTCAACACCTAACGGGATATTTATTTACTTTAGATACGCAGCGCTTCCCCAAGCATACCAAGCAGAGCCGCCGGAATCTCATTGTTCCGACGAACTTTTCTGAAATGCTTCCTGCCCATGACGTCACCGATATAACTGCCGCCGTCTCCAATGCCGAGGCCATACACCTCGACAGCATTCTGCTCCGCCCTGTCCAGAGCAGAGGACAGGATTGGCAGGTCATCAGCCATGCCGTCAGTCAGTATGATAACAACATGACGGCGCGCCTTCTCCGTGAAACAGTCCAATACACGCATCAGCGCACTGCCAAGGGCTGTGCCACCGTTCGCCTCCATCCTTGTCAGCCGTACCGGAGGCACCGGAGTATGCATATCCTTTACTGACTCCATAGTCGTATTGAAAGACATGATACCCACAGCACAGCCACGGATATTCTGTGTGGCCTTCACGATAGCATACGCGGTCTGGTTAACCGTAGAGATACTGTCCCCGTACATTGACCCGGACGTATCCACAAGACACATGATTTCCACATCCGGAGTCCGTCCCGGTATATCATGACGGAAAATACGGGCATCACCGACAGCGGGGCGATACAGCCTATGGTTATCAAGCCTTGTTCCTACTGACCCAGTACCACGTTTGACAAGAGAACGGGTCTGAAGAACGGATGACATCCGGCTGGCAAGCTGAACAGCCATTCTATCACCAAGGATAATATCATCCTGCGACAGCGGATTACAGCCAGCTGCCTTTCTTATAGTCATACTACGACATCCCGTATATTTATCAACGTCATAACTTGGAGCAATCTTGCCAGCGATAGCCTTACCAATATCAAGCTTACGCTGTATATCCTCCGCTCCGGAACTATAGTAGCCATGACCAGCGTTAATATCCGCGGCCATGTCCTGTTTCATTATCTCCCACATTTCTCCGGGGGTTACATTATCGCCGCCAATCTGCTCTTTTGCTAACTTACTGATAGCCTTATCGAGCTTCTTCTTCAGCGAAGCGGCACGCTTCTGCTCCGCCTTAGTGAGCGGTTTCTGACTACCCTGACCAGACTGACTGTCCTGACCCTGACTGTCCTGACCCTGACCAGACTGACTGTCCTGACCCTGACCAGACTGACTGTCCTGACCCTGACCAGACTGACTGTCCTGACCCTGACCAGACTGACTGTCCTGACCCTGACCAGACTGACTGTCCTGACCCTGACCAGACTGACTGTCCTGACCCTGCTTCTCGCCATACTCCTGCTTATGGGCAGAAAGAATAAGAGCCTCCATTTCATCAGCAAGGGACAGGCACTCATCTGAGTTTTTCGTCACAGCCGAGCGGGCTATAAGCTTATCAAGTTCAGGGAGAATACTGGGCCACGGGAACGCGTCCCGCAGAACCACCGCCTCAGGTCTGAGCTCCTGTACGGGGATACTCCTGCACCCGTACAGGATATAACTCAGTGCCTGTTCAAGCACGGGCTCACTTGTAGTGGGCTCTATCTTCCCACGGAACAGCATGACAGCAATGCGCCGTAAGTTCTGCCCACACCCTCTGAACGCCGCAGACATACGGCGCTCTATATACACATCCTCGCAGATGTTCCAGAGAGTCTTCACAAGATAGTTTTGCCGCACTCTGGCGTTGCTGAATATTTTTCTGCTCGTATACCGGACATGCCCAGCCTCATGGTCAATGTACCCACGAAGCAACACCTCCTGACCACGCTCAGCAGTGACAAGCGGCAGGTTGATTATAGGACTCTTACCGCTGTAATCTGTAAAGGCACCTGTACCTGACACCTGTACCTTAACGCCGTATCTTGCCCCCAGCATGGACGCAAGCTTTGACATTGACGTTATAAAAAGACCATTCTCTGACATGATACACCTCCTTAAAACTCTTCCTCATCGTCATCGTATCCCAAAATAATGGGCTGGTTCTGCACAGGTTCCTGTACAGACTCGGGTTCGGGTTCCGGTTCGGGTTCCGGTTCGGGTTCCGGTTCGGGTTC